TCACTTTCCGGCCTTTGATTTCCTTGTGCTATTTTGAATTTTCCCCGCACTCGGATTTAGGTGCGGGGAAAGTTCGATCTCAATTTGTTCTGCAACCAGCTTTGAAGCCTTGATCCCGAGACGCTTGCGGTCCGCCTGCTTCGTGTAGGTTTCGGCCTGCCTGGAGGTCGCCCAACCGTATTGTGCCATCAATTCATGGGAGGTGGCGCCGGCATTTGCAGCCAGTGTTGCTGACAATTTTCGGACGCCATGGGCGCTCTTGCTCACGCCCGCCTTGGTGCAGTGCTTTCGAAACCAGTTTCCGAACGATTCGGTGGTGAAGGGCCGGCCGTTCTCGCCAACGATAAATGCAAGATCGCCGGTCTTCGTTTCTGCGATCGCTTTCATAAGCCTCGCGGGGAACTCGACGGTTATTTCTGCGCCGGTCTTCTTTGTCCTCATGGAGAACGTATTCCCGGTCATGTGTTGGCGTCCGGCCTTGACGATGTCTGAGCGGCGCAGTCCAGAGCAAAGCAGCAGTTCGAACGCCAGGCGCTGCGTTGTGCCCTCTTTCCACTTCCTGCAGAACTTGTTCACGTCCTCAGCAGTCCAGGGTTCAAAACCATCCGACTTGTATGCGACGTTCTCGACGCCATGCGTCGGATCAAAGAGGCATATGTCATTCTTGATGCCCCACTCGAACAGACCTCGCAGAGCTTTCAGCAGCGCGTTGGCCTGCGCCGGCGTGCCGACACGGGCGTCGAGGGCGGCCTCTATGTCCTTCTTCGAGATGTCTCCGAAGAAGGCGTCATCAGCGTTTTTCAGCATTTGGAGGAAAAGGTTCCCCCTCGCCCGCCGGGTCGAAACCGACAGGGCCGCCCACTTGCGGCTCTCCATGTATCGCTCAACCAACCACTTCAGTGATCGGCTATCGGCAGTCTGCCGGCGTTCTACTACAGGGGTTCCCGCAATCGCCGCCTTGTAGGCTGCCTGAAACTCTTCAGTCCCAGGTTCGCCGCGCAGGCGGGTACGCGGTCCCTTGCCAACGCGATAGTAGAAGACCCACGTTTGATGTCGGGTCTTCTCTTTGATCACGTTGAGGGGCAACTTGCGCGGCATGGGTTCCATCAAAGCCGAACTCCACCTCTGGGCGCAAGCGGATTCCTTTCCGGCTGCGCCGGCGGGGCCGGAGATACTCGGATGGTCCGGCCGCCTTCTACAATCTCGACCGTCACATTTTTCGCGTTCGCCACGTCGGCCATACGATCAAGGTCGGACTTTTTGACGATCGCCGTTGCAGTCATGGCTGATCGCCTTCCGCTTGGGGCGGCGTCGCGCGGTTGAGATAAGCAGCCTTCACCATCTCCAACATATCGGCGGCAGCTTCGGCGAAGTCTGCAAGCATTTCTTGCTGCTTCTCAGACCACTCGCTCGCAAAGATTGCCTCTTTCGCCTCGTTGAGGCGCTGGGATGCCAAACTGAAAGCCAAAGGATCTAACCCATCTTCATGGGTGTCAGAATTTGTCATGCTGCACTCCTCGCACGTTCCCGGATGGCGGCCGCCACCTGCTGGTTGACGTCAGGGTCAAGGTTGAAGAACAGGAGCTGGCCCCGGCATGGGATCAGCGGCAGTGGGAAGGCATCGCGAAGCACAAAGCCGTAGCGGCCGAAGAACCAGTTGCTATCCATCTCGGTGACGCAGTCGACGATGCGAGCCATGCCGACCACGCCGCCGCGCGGCATACTCATCTGGCGCTCGTCGTCTTTGTCGATCTCGGATTTCGAGACGCCGGCGTGGACGATAAACCAGCCCCGACCCTTCGTAGGCCAGTCGCGGTTCTCGACGTCCTTCCCGTCATGGAAGATGTGATGGGGGTACGGCTGCTTAATGCTGAGGCACTTGATTTCGCCAGCGGCAACGCGATCGGCGAGGGCGAGGAGGTCGATCATCGTTGCGCCTCCTTGTTCTTCCGGATCGCGTTGCGGCTGGTGACCATCTGATAGCCGTCGGCGAAACGAACGAGGCATGAGTTCATAGCCTTGGCGCGAACGACGACATCGCAGAGCTGCCCTTTGCGCCCTTGGCGGTCCCAGGCATATCGATAGGGGAGAGCCGGTGTTGTCACTGTCCCGCCTCCCTCGGTTTGGGCGCTGGGGTCTTGCCGGTGGTCATGCTGCGATCCTCCATGCGGCGGTCAATCCGTCGACAAGGGCGATGCGTTTCCCGATCCACCTCATGACGTTGACGTCCATCGAATTTCCCACCGCGCGGTAGCGTGGGCCGTCCGGGCACTGATCCAGCGACTTGCCACGCCAAGCGATCCGCGTGTGGTCTGCCGGGAAGCCGATCGCCTGTTCCCATTCTGCCGGCGTTGCTATGCGCGCTCGGCCTCCGTCCAGAATGCACGGAGTGCGGTCGTCGAAAGCCATGCCTCCGCGAGCGGTGAGAACAGGCGCGGTTTCCGTTTTCTTCTTGAGATCCCGGATATTGCTCTCGCGCTCAAAAAGTACCGCTGCGGCAGGGCGGACGTCTCCAAGATATCCGACCACGAAGATCCGGGGCCTTGGCTGGTCGGAAAGGCCGAACCCTGCCGCGTCCAGTACTCGCCAGACACAGCAATACCCCAGCTCGCCAATTCTTCGGATGAACCTGAGGAACCCGGACGCCAGGCGCTTGGAGAGGATGTTCGGAACATTTTCCCAGACAAACCACCGCGGGCGATAGCGTCGAAGAATGCCGACGAAGGAGAAGGCAAGGCCAGAACGTGTTCCATCCAAGCCGTCGCCGCCTCTTCCTGTTCCTGCGGATTGGCCAATGCTGACGTCCTGACAGGGGGTTCCTCCGGCAAGAAGGTCAATTGCATGGTCGAGCCACTCCTCGAATTTCGTCATGTCGCCGAGGTTAGGAACTTCCGGGTAGTGATGCGCGAGAACGGCGGCGGGAAAGGCGGCAACTTCGCTAAAGAATGCAGGCGTCCATCCAAGAGGATGCCACGCCGACGTTGCGGCCTCGATGCCGCTGCAAACGGAACCGTACCTCATGGCTCTGAGCCCCCCGTGGTGGAGACGGTCAAGACGGAGCTTTCAATGCTCTCGCAGACATCTACGAGCGCCTTGTAAAAGTGAGCGTTTGCTTTTCCCCGGCGCTGTAGATCGGCTCGCTCGGCGTCGTAGGTCGATCGATGTTGGCGGATGACATTAAGGACCGCCTCAAGCCCAACCATTTGCTTTTTCTGTTCGGGTGGTGGGGACGCAGCCAAAGCACGAATGGATGCAGCAAGGCCGCATGGCGGGCACTGGCTCTTGTCCTGAATGTTGCGGACAAGCGGGCCATTCATCCGAGAGGGGAAGGTGTAATCCTCCGCCAGCTTGGCCGCCTCTTCGAAAGCCTCTGCACGGATCGCGTCCCGGTTCGGATTGACCAGCCGTTCAAGCTCGGCAATCTCTTCCTCGGTGAGGTAGAGCGTCATGGTCTTGCGCCGGCCTCCTGCGCCGACTTCAAGATCGCCCTCGGCCGCCGCGCGCTTTTCGAACCATTCCTTGTCGATCGGCATCTTCATGGCCATACTCCTCTCGGTCGGAAAATCTGGAGGCCGAAATGACGCCCGAACAAGCCAATCAAATTCTCAATAGCTGGGAGAAAAAGCTTGCGGGAAGGTCGCCGACGCCTGGAGAGGAAGCGATAATCTGGAGATATCGTCAGATCGCCGCTGGCGTGAACATCGCCATTTACGACAAGCTTGCTAGCGACAATGGCGATCGCCCGGAAGACCTTTAACATCCTCATCGATCGGCCTCCGCAGCAGCGACGGCAAGGGCGGCGTCCAGCGTGGCGAAATGCCGGATGCGCTTATCCTTGGCGATCGTGAATTCCTCGATCCCTATAGCGAAGACGGGGACGCCGCATGCGAGCGCGGCGCCGAGTTCCACCCATCCGCCCTTCAAAACATCGTCTGGCTCACGATAGAGGACCAGCACGGAGGCGGTCGAAGCTTCGAGAATGCAACGCCGCCATAGATCGGACAGATCGCCGCTCTCGCCTGCGCCGGCCTCGTCGATCCATGTTGAGGTGATCGGCAAGCCAGCGTCCCGAAGCAGGCGCCAGCGATCGGCGTGTTTCGTCTTGCTGGCGATGTAGATGCCGCGCTTATTCGTTTCGGGAGCGGGGGAGCGAAGATCCTGACCGAAGCCAGGTCCGACAAAATCCAGCGCGCGCTGCACATCACCGCTGAGAATGATTCGCTCGCCATTTTTGAGGTGCTGGTGAAGGGACTGGTAGAGCCGCAAAGCCTGCCGCAGGACGGCTGTTTTCGACATGTCGTGTTCAAGGCAGAGCTGATCTAGCGCCTGCATTTCGACCGGAGAAAGATTGAGCGTCATCGTGGATGCGGTCATTGCTGCTGTCCCTTTTTCTCGCGAAGGACGGACGGCGACAGGATCGAGCCGTTGATGGCGCGATAGGTCAGCGACCCTTTTTCGTGATTGAATGTGCCGTCCAGAAACAGTTCGGTTCCTTCGGCCATGAAGCGGTCGATGTGTTCGGGATTTGCCGCAAGGACGGAAACGATCTGGCCGGCCATCTCCATCGCCGGTTCGTTCGCCTGCCAGCCGACAGCGGCGGCGATCTGCGCGATCTTGGCGACGATATCGGCTGCTGAATGCCCCATCGCATTCGTCGAGGGTGCTGGGTTGCCGCCCAAAGCCTCGCGGATGAACTCCACGTCCGATTGATCCGTGCCGGGCAGCGACCTGATCTTGAGATCGGCCTGGATAAGAGCCTCCCGCAGGCGCTCGTTCTCGACCTCGGCACGACGCTTGCGCATCGGGTCCGACTGGTCGGCACGGAACGCCGCATCGCTCGGGTCCATACCGGTCGCCTTGTGGCGATTGAAGGTGTCGCCCCAGGTCATCGGCCGTCCTCCGTCGCGGAGGCGGCAAGGGCGGCGTTGTGGGCCTCAACGATCCTCGCTACGGTATCGCGGTGGATCTTGATCGGGCACATGATCATGTCGTCATCATTGCCCGCTTGCTCAAGCTCGATGCCCCAATAGCCTGGGCCTGTTGCCGCTTCGACGACGCGCCAGCGCGCCTCCACCAGAGTTTCGGGCGGCTGCTCCGCGATCGTGCGCAGTAGATCCAACGCTTTCCCGCCGATCGCATCGCTGGCGACGAGCCGGGCAGTCGGCGCGTAGTCCTGGCGGGCCGCGAGAAAAGCGTCATATTCCGCCACGATTGCGGCGGCTTGGCCTCCCATCGTATGTGACTGGGGTGGTGGGGAGAACGACGAGACGTAACCGTTGGCGAGTTTGGCAAGCGCGGTGAGCTGCTGCTCATCAGACTTGAGAATGAAGATATCGAAGTTGTGGTTGTACCGCTTCCACTTGTCGTCGCCCGACTTGCCCGGATTGATGATGCCTGCCTGCTCCAGAGCCGAGCGATCGGTGTTGGTGAAGAAGTAGGCGAGATCAGTAAGCATCTTTGGTGTGAAGGTCATTGCTGCGCCTCCTGAATGGCGGCGATGTGCATCGAGACGCGTGGGAGGCTGATCTTCATGAAGCGGGACCGGCCCATTTCGTCTTCATAAATGCACCGCTCGACGACAATCTTCTTGTCGTTCGGCATGCGTCGCAGCTTCAGGCGTTCGCGCAGCCAGACGTCGCGATGCACTGCGATGAAGCCGATGATCGCCGCATAGTGTGCCTTGTCTGGTGCGCGGCTGGCGATCGTCGAAGGCGCGTCGCCGGCAAGGTAGGCGGCGCGGATCGCCGCCTCGTCGAGTTCAATCGTCGTGACGCGCTTCTCAATTCTATTCGTCTGTTTGCCCATGGTAGCCTCCAAAGCCCGTTTTGGATGCCGTCGCCCCTCTGACAGGCGGCGGTCACCAAAGCGGGCTTACATGGACGAGGAGCCGGACATTTCGGGCGTGCCCTGGTAGGTGGGAAGGCCCGTTGCGCTTTCTGCCCGGGCAAGATCGCGCATCACCTGCTCGGTGATGTACTGGTCCGGCCGGTAAAGCTGGTAGAACCAGGTGATGCCTTCCTTGGCACGATAGCGAAGGCGGACCGGAACGCGGGTCGGCTCTCCCTGGAAGAACGGCGGAAGCTGGATGATGAAGAGAGACGGAATGATGAGCTTGTCGCCCTTCATGTCCCGGTGCTCTTCCTCGAAGCTGATCTCGCCCTCGCCGCTCGACAGGGTGACGATGTTGGAGACCTTGGTCTGCGCATGGATTTTCAGGCCGCGCGACAGGAGCTGCAGCTCGTTGGGGTATGCCATCTTGCCGCCGAGCTTGGCTTCCCAGAAGGTGATCTCGTCCTCGTGCGGAGCGGCAAGCTCGCCGATGCGGTCTTCGATGAACTCGGCGAAGTCGACCTGATTCATCGGCTTTTTGTTGCCGGCAACCCACGCCTGCCATTCTTCGGACAGCGGGAATGGATAGTGGATGCGGTGGCGGCCGTTATCCGGGCTGCCGAGGGCGGCCAAGGTGTCCGTGCCGCCAGCAACCGAGTTTTCCGTGTTCTTCTGGTGATAATCGATGACGGCAGTGAAGGACGGCTTCTGCCAGTTTGTGTCTGCGAAGATCACCGAGTGACCGGTCATGTGGCGCTCGGTCAGCTCGATGAAGCTGTCGAGCGTGGTGGCCTTTGCGGTGCCCGTCTTGCGCTCGGGCGTATCGCGCCAGCTGTCGAACTGCCCTTTGACGCTGACGGCCGTGCCATCCTTCGGGTTGAGAAGAAGGGGTATGCTGGTCGGCACGCCTTTGGCGCCGGATGGTGCGGTTACGCTGACGATCTGGAAGCCCTTCTCCCTGGCGAGAGCGGCAACGGCATTGACGGCAGTTTCGGACAGTTGGTCCATGGTTCAAGTTCTCCATTGGTAAGTTGAGGGCGCCGCGTCGTCATGCGACGAACGGCGGTGATCAGGACGGGCGGGTGAGGCCCTGGCGGTTGTGGTCGATTTCGTAGGGGCCGCCGATCATGTCCATCTGCTGTGGGTGCTCGGTGGAAATGTTGCCATCGTCGAGGGCGAAATAGACGGTCGACCGGCGCGGAAGCTTCGGCAGCTTGACGGGCGGTATGTCGCAGTTGAATTCGATCGTATCGCCGGCCGCCGTCAGCTTCATCTCAAGCTTGACGGTGGCGGAGAACTTGCGGTTCGGCTGCGCGGAGACCAGATCGACCAGGGCCTTCTGGGTTTCCTGCAGAACGTCGGTAAGCTCCTTATTCAGCTCGCCCCGTTCGAGCAGGCCGAGCAACAGTTTTGCATCGCGTATGATTTTCATGGGTGTTCTCCCCGTTTGCCCATCGGGACGCCCCGAGGGTGACTAACGTTTGCCGGTCGCCCTTCAGAGGCGGCGGGCGATCTCGAAGCCAAGCCAGAAGACGATCATGCTCAGGCAAAGGAACTCGACCGCGCGAGCGCGCCAGAAGTTGGCGGTGGCGAGGATGTCGAAGAATTCGCGGCGGCTCTGTTCGCGGCGAGCCTCGATAGCGAAGGGGATGACGCGAATGGTGTTCATGCCGGCGCCCTCGGGGCAACGCGCTTGGTCTTGGTCACCTTGATGCCGGGAAACAGCTTCTCGACATGCTTGTTTGCGTCGACCGAAGAATGGGCGAGGACATCGTGCTTGGAGCCGTCCGCCAGGTGAACCCGGAAATGCGTCTGAGGGGCGGGCTTTGCCGCAGCCGGGTTCCTCAGATTGAACCCACGCTGGTCGAAGATGTGATCGGTCGCCGGCATGAGCGTCAGATCCGGTTTTCGAAGTTGCCGGCGGCGCGATTGGCCGGCACGGAAATGCGGGTCTGGTAGGTGCTGAGTGTGACGGCACGGGAGCGGGCGTCGTCTGCCACATCCTTCAACTGGGCCTCGGTGATGCCGAGGCACGACTTGAGGTCATCGGCCGTGCAGCCTTCGCCGAAACGGCGCATTGCTTCGGCTACGCAAGCGACCTGTTCGTCGCGGTTTCGGCAATGGGGGTAGGCATTATGGTTCTGGATCTGCTGGCGCATTGTTCTCTCCATCTTGAAGGGGACCCCCGCTGGACCGGCGCGCAATTAGCGGTGGCGCGCCGGTCCCCTTCGTTGCGGGGATGTCCTCGCCGGGATGCGGCTCGGATTGAGGTATAATATGCGCATACGTATATTCGTCAACAAAAAAAATGCGCGAACGTATGCTCGCGCAATGTTTATGCGTATATTTCGGCCCTCCTTATGCGTCCCGGGCCATCGTTTGGCCGGAGGCAACGGCCGGTTTTAGGCGGTGCACGCCAAGATCAACCCATTTGAAGCCGACCTTGAATACCTCCTTGGCGTTCAATCCTCTTGACCGAAGCCCTCGGAAGGGCGGCGAAAATTTCGCCGATCCATTCGAGCCGAACGTTTGAGATCGGATCTGCATTAAATGAGTGTAGATCGATCTCCGCGCCATTCTTCATAATCGTTTTCAGGAAGCGACGCCCGTCGCTGGTGCGAACTGCCGCTTCCAGGCCGTAGAAAAAATCCAATGGCCGTTTTTGGTCCCGATAGCACACTATAACGTGGCCCTCGCGATATACGGGAAGCATCGATATTCCTTTAACTTCAAATGCCACCAGCTCTTCGCCGAGCTCAAAAGGTATCCACACTTGCTCAAGTCCTTCGGGAGGCGTCTGCTCGAACTCAGGTTGTATCTCCGCGCCCGCGCCGATGAAGCCCATTACAGGGACAATGGTTCCTGACTGCTCCTTTGGTCCCTCATCAACGATGCTCTCGTAAGCGTCGTTAATAGCGTCCCGCCGCTGTCCTTCGGGTTCCGATCCGGAGAACCACCGGCTCACGGTGGCCTGCGTGACGCCAAAATGTTCCGCGAGCTTGGCTTGTTTCCAGCCGGTCACGCGCATGATTCTTCGCAATTTTTCTTCGATCGTCATCATAATCCGACCCTAATCCCTCTAGGGCCGATAGAAAAATGCGAGTACGTATAATTCGAACTTGAAAAACATACGTATGCGCATACTATACGACCATGAACACGCTCAAACATATTCGGACGAGAGTTTTCGGGCTCACCCAATCTGAATTCGCCGCGATTGCTGGTGTCTCCCAGGCGTCCGTATCTCGTTGGGAGAATGGAGTTTCGCCATCGCTCGACGAGATGAGAGCAATTCGGGATGCGGCCGATGGCCGAGGGGTGGCTTGGGATGACCGATATTTTTTTGAGACTCCAGAGGCCGCCGAATGATGAGCCCTCTTCATAAGTTCCTCCCGCGCGGCTTTTTCGTCTCTCGCCGCGCCAACTGTCGCCGGAGTGGCGGACCTCGACGCTCCGGCGACTTTCTTTTTCTGCAGATGGCATGCGGTCCCCCTTGATCTGATGCATCGACCTTATGCCGCCTCGCGGCGGCATTCACGGAATCAAACCATTCACCTTTTTTCCTTGACCGTTTTTCAGGGGTATTTTCGTGCGCCCACTCGACGCCAAAGAACAGGAAGCTCTCAAAGCCGCGACGGCTGCGAGTTATGACGCCATCGGTGGGGTCACCCGCGCCGCCGATGCGATCGGAGTCGCGTCGTCGACCCTCACGAAATACGCCTCAACCGGTTCGGAATGGGTTTCGAGCTACATCCGCCTCGATCTTGCCGTGGCGTTGGATCGGCGGACTTCGCATCCGTTCTTTCTTGATGCCATGAGCCGCTTGGTTCGCAATGAACCTATCGCCCCGGCAACGTCGCTCACCCCGACTGCAGTCCTGAAGCTCGACGGCGTGCTCGACGACGTCGTGCGCGAGGTCGTGCGCGCAATCGAGGACGGCAGAATCGACGCTGCCGAGCGGGCCGCTGTGCGCAGCCGCATCGTCGCCGCGCAGCAGGATCTCGCTCGGCTCTTTTCAATGATGGGAGGATGAGATGGGAAATGTCTCCGACAAGGCACGGGCATTCGTAAATCTTGTGGCGAGCAATTTGCCCGAAGGCGACGACGAAGCGCTTGGCGCCGCCGCCACGGCTTGTGCCTATGCCTGCATCAAGCGCGGCCACGACGACGTCGACGCGCATGTCGCGCTGCAGGCGGCGCTGGATGGGTTGCGCCACAGGATGAACGACGACGGCGGCGTGCTCCAATGACCGCCACGATCATCCAACCGATCGGCGGTCATGCACGTGCCTTCATGCGGCATGTGGTTATGAACTCGGGCGTGATTTGCGTCACGGGTGCCGATGAATTGGCGCTGGCCGGAGAATGTTTCTCCGCCGGATATCTTGATCATGATGCCGGCGACCGCTTCACCTTCGTTATCACCGAAAAGGGTGAGGATTATCTCCGGCGCCTGGCGAGGTGCGAGTGATGACTTATTCCGGGAAGAAGCCCTTTACGGTCCCAGGCATTCGCGGCCTCGAAATCATCCGCACCGCGGTGGCGGGCGGCATTTTCGACGATGGCAAACGGCAATCGGACCGGCAGGCGGCGGCGAAGGCCAACGGGAACGGCTATCTCGACCGCGATCCGAAGGACGGGGCGAAGTGGTATCCGACCGAAAAGGCTCGGGAGATGCTGGCCTGGCTGGAAAGTCAGATCTCAGGTGGCATTGCCGTGCCGGTTGCGTCCGTTGGCGAGCCGGCCGGATCGGGTGTCGCGGCGATGGAAGCCAAACTGGGCACGGCCCGGTCATTGCTCGCCCATGGCGACGTGATGGCGGCGCGGGAACTCGCCGAGGGCATCTATGAGCAGGCAAAGGCCGGCGGCCGGTTTTCGGCGCGATTCCGGCTGAAGGAAAGCCTTGAGGCCTGCCACCGTATCCAGGCGGATGCGCTCAGCATCGAAGTCCGCACCAAGATGCGGATTGCCGAGGAGTGGGAGAAGGCGAAGGCGGAAGGCAAGACCTTGAAAGGGCGCCCGAAAAGCGTTCCAGACGAGAACGCTTTCACGGCCGAAGAAGCTGGTCTCACCCGCAAGGATCTCCACTACGCGAAACAGCTTCTTGAGGCCGACCGGCGGGAGCCGGGTATTGCTGAACGGGCCATTGCCGCGCGGCTGCAGGCCGGCCTCGAACCATCCCGCGCGAACCTGCGTGCCTCGATAGGCACCAAGACGGCGACCAAGGAAGAGCGCGGCGACAATCTCTACCAGACCGGCCCGGAAGCAATGTTCACGTTGCTGGGGCTGGAAACCTTCTGCTCGACGATTTTTGAGCCGGCGTGCGGCAAGGGGGCAATTGTGCGGCATCTGGAGGCGGCGGGTTGGGATGATCTCATCCTCGCCGACCTCATTGACTACGGCACGGCTGACCAGTTTGGCGAGGTCCAGAAGGTCGAGGACTTCCTCACCTCGGCGCCGCTTGAGGTCGACGGCGACTTCGATATCGTCACCAACCCGCCCTACGGTGCGGCGCTGAACGCTTTCGTAGCCCACGCGCTGCGCGTCCATCGGCCGCGCAAGATGGCGCTGCTGCTGAACGTCAATTTCTTCGGCGGGTTCGACGACGACGACCGGAATTTTGCCCTCGACGAATGCTCGCCGGCTCGGATCTGGTGGTTCTCGCGGCGGCTTCCGATGATGCACCGCGATGGCTGGGAGGGCAATAAGGCCAACAGCAGCATGAACACGGCGTGGTTCATCTGGGAGCTGCAGCCGGACGGCACCTATGCGACGCCGACCGTTATCCGCCGGGTCGACTGGAAGAATTACGTGCCGGCGGAACTGGCGGCGGTGGTCAATGACGAGGCAGAGACCGATGCGGATGAGGTGGCGGCATGAACGCGCTTCCCTATTGCCGCAAGGAAGTGATCGGCGACTGCACGCTGTATCTCGGTGACTGCATGGAGATCCTTCCGGTGATCGGCAAGGTCGATGCGGTGATCACTGACCCGCCCTATGGGATCAATGCGGCGCGTGCGCGCAACAGCCAGAAATGGCGCTGGAAAGACTATGGCGGCGGGGAGTGGGATCGCGAGCGACCTTCTCCGGAGCTTATCAAAGCTATCGTTCTCAAGGCTCGTGATGTCATCCTGTGGGGCGGAAATTATTTTTCCGACCTATTGCAGCCGAGTCAGAAATGGCTGGTGTGGGATAAGGGGCAGACCGATTTTTCGCTGGCCGATTGCGAACTTGCGTGGTGTTCGTTCGACGGCGCAATCCGCCGCATCGAATATTCTCGCTCAAAGGCGATTCAGGACGGGAAGCAGCATCCAACCCAGAAGCCCGTAGAGGTCATGAGTTGGTGCCTGGCCCAAATTCCCAAAGCCAAAATCATCCTCGATCCTTTTATGGGTTCGGGGACTACCGGTGTCGCCTGCGCCAGGGGGGGGCGAGCCTTTATCGGCGTAGAGATCGACCCCGGGTACTTCGAGATCGCCTGCGACCGCATTCGCAAGGCTTACGCGCAACCGGATATGTTCGTCGCCGCTCCGAAACCGGAGCCAGAGGTACAGTTCGGCCTCACGCTGGAAGGCGGTGACGCATGACCGATGCGACTGCACTTGCTGATCGTGAAAAGGAAAAGCTCAAGCTCATCAAGCTGCGCGACATTGCTGCGCGCGTGGCCGGCGACGTCTGGGACATGGAGGCAGATCAGGACGGCATCCATGTGATTTCCCGGCGGGCAACGGGGGAGCAGGTCAAGATCCTCACGATCCACCATGAAGCGTTGCCGGATGAACAGGATCTGGTTGCTGGCGCGCTCGACCACCTGTTCTTCTTCCTGGGTTTTGTCGGCCGGGCCGTTCAGCGCGTGCGAGAATTGCAGGCCGAATTGGACCGATTGATCGGCCGCAAGCGTGCCGAGAACTACGGCTTCATCGCAAAATCGCTCTGCGAGAAGACGTCATTCTGGCGCTTCCTTGAAACGCGAGGGATCGACGGCGTGATCACCTCCCGCATCGCGGCCGAAACCCGAATGAAGGGCTTGCTCAACATTTCCTCGAAAGCGGAACTGAACAGCGACGAGGCTGCGCGCAAGCGCTTCTTCCATCTGCGCGCCGATTACTACAACTGGCAGAGGGGTGCTCTCGCATGATGGACCGCGTCTTTCCTGAAGAGAGAATCGAGTCCGGAGGCGTTTCAGCCGTCGCTTACCGGATCGAATGCTCGGCTTGTCCGGCGGTCGGTTTCTATCCCCAGAAGCGTGGGGGCGTGCCTCGTCCGCCTCCCGCCGTCATCGAGCATTTCCGCGGGATGCAGTGGGTGGTCGGCAGCGTCCATCGCAAAGACCTTTGCCCCGCCTGCGCCAAGCGCCGCAAACCAAAACTGGAGAAACCCATGGATAACACCGTGGCGGCGAAACAGCCGCTGGCGGAGCCGCCGCGTGAATGCTCGCGCGAGGATCGCCGCATCATCATGGATAAGCTCGACGAGGCCTATGGCAAGGATTCCTATAAGGCGCCCTGGACGGACAATGCGGTTGCCAAGGACCTCGGCGTTCCTCGTGACTGGGTCTCCAAGCTGCGCGAGGAATTCTTCGGGCCGGCGGGCTCTAACCCGATGTTCGACGAGTATCTAGAAAAGCAGGCTGCGCTTGCAGCGCAGGCCGCGACGGTCTGCGACCTCGTCAAGCAGGCGGATTCAGCAGCCTCTGACTGCCGCAAGGCATGGGAGGCCATGGTACCCAAGCTTGACGAGCTGCGCATGTTGTCCAAGCGCATAGAGCGGGAGATCGGCCGGTGAAAGACCGTCTGCTCCGCCCCGATATCGTCGACTGCAACGGGCCTCGCGAGATGGCCTCTTGGCTGCTGACTTGCCCGTTCTCGACGATGATTTCCGAGGAAGCCTTCATTCGCCGTTGGCTTCAGATGGCGGGCTTTCGCGAGGGGCTAGGCTACCTCGACACCATTCTTTCCATCATGCGCGAGGACCGGCGCGATGATGGGAATCTTCTTCACATCATGAGCTTTTCCGCTGCGAACGGGCGTCTTTGGCGCGTAGCGGATGGCGTGACGCCGGACGATGAGGGGCGCGGATGAGCCACAAAGCGACCATGTGGGCCGTCACGGTGCGCGGCATCACCTGTGCGGAAGCGCGGGTGCTGTGGCATCTCGCGGACTGCCATAATCCTGTCGAGGGATGCTTCCCTTCCCAAGACTACCTTGCCGAAGCCTGCGAGATTGACGAGCGGACGGTGCGCCGGCTGCTGGCGAGCTTGCGAGGAAAGTTCCTCATAAATTGGACTGAGCAGCGCGACGGGAAGTATCGCAAAAACAACCGGTACGCCCTTGCCTTCGAAGATGGGTTCCGTGCAGCAGCACCTGAAGATCAACCGGACAATTTGCCCGGTTCAAATTCGGCTTCAACCGGACAAATCGAGCAGTTTGAACCGGACATTTCTGACAGTTTGAACCGGACACTGGAGTCCTCTAAAGATAAACCTGTAATAGAACCTGTAATATTAACCGAGAGAGAGGGCGCGTGCGCTGGCTCGGATGAAGATCCGAAAAAGATAGAGCGCAAGTTCAAGGCCTGGTACCCGACGTGGCCGACCTACCTGTCGAGCAGCGAAGAAGCGGCACGTCGCGCGTTCCATGCCCTTTCACCTGAAGATCGGGCCGCATGCATCGAACGCACGCCAGCGTTCATCGCGGCAGTCAGGGCGACCAAGACCGCCAAGTTCACATTCGCGGCCGTCTACCTCGCCGATCGTGCTTGGCGTCGTCTTGAAGACCCCAAAGATGAGATCTCCCCGCCGACGATGCACAAGGCGTTCAGCCGGCCGTGGACGGCGCTTTTCCTCGCCGAGATCTCCAAGCCCATGTCGACGAACGGTTGGCCGGCGCTAACCCACTTCCAAAGAAATCAGATGCGTGATGCCGAAGAGGCTCGCAAGTTGGAGCGGGAGCGCCAAGCGAAATATGGGTGGCCTAAGGCCTCGGCCATGGTGACGGACGGCAAGGCGGTATCCGTCCCCCCAAGGCTGGTGTCGCTGTCAGAAAGCTTCGAGCGGATGCGCCGCGGTGACGAGCGATACCTGCGTTGGCAGGCGCTGCACGAGCGCATGGGATGGCCGTGGTTCCCGGATGGGGATCACGAGTGGTTCTTCTTTCCGGCGGGCGAGCCGGAGGAGGCGATGGCGGAATTCCAGGCACGGTTGAGCGAGGGCAAGGGCGATGTTGATGCAGCGTAGGATCACGATGATGCACGAAGGCAATGAAGTGGACGTGACGCGAGGCATGGAAAAGATCGCGAGGGATCTGCGGGAGATGGGTGAAGAGGCAGCGAATCGGTACGCGGCATGCGTCGACCGGGTCTATGAAAAGCTCTGGGAGGCGCGTTGGTATTGCCTGCAGATCAAAAAAGATCGTGAAACCTCTGTGGAAATTGCATTGCGGAATTCGCGTATCGAGGCGTTTATGCCGCGTGAATTGCTGGTCGAGGTGCGGCGCGGGCGCAAGGTCGAGCGCAATATCCCTTGCTTTCCGGGTTACATGCTGGTGCGTGTCGTCCCGTCTGCAGCGGCCTTTCTGGGGCTGAAAAGCCATGATGACGTCGTCGATATCGTCGGAAGCAAGACCGGATCTTATCATGTGATTCGGGACGCGGATGTCGATGTTTTCAGACGGTTTTGCGAACAGACCGAGGCGCCGCGGGTGGCTGTCGACAAAACTATGAAAGACGGTGACAGGGCCGATATCGTGATGGGTCCATTCGCCGGGTTCATGTGCGTCGTCACCTCGGTGAAATGGTGCCGACAAGCCAAGGCCAGCGTACGGATCGATGTGCAGGGACGGCCCTTTGACCTTGCCAGCATCCCCCTTGCGTTCCTGAAGAAGGTGTGAGAGTCGTATCGGCATTGGACACGTAGGAGTGTCTCACCGTCATCATCGCCCGACCTGATCGGGCCAGACGACGCCGGAAGGCGTCACGGAACAGGGCCTCCTACCCCAGCTTTGACAGCCCCCAACCGGAGGCACCGATTCAAGGCGACTGCTACCGCTATGTGCGATCTTTAGGCGACCGAGAGGTCGCCTTTTTTCTTCCTGCATTAAGCAGGATGATCGAAGCTCACGTCAAAATAGATTTCAGCCAGTTCGATCGATATCTGCGGGATGTCGAGCGCAACAGGATGCCGAGCGTGATCCGCAACGCGCTGAACGATACAGTCAAGTCAGGCCGTATCGAAGTGCAGAACGAGATGGATCGGGTATTCGATCGCCCCACTCCTTATGCGAAACGCGGTGTGGTGTATGATCCGGCAACCAAGGAAAACCTCCGGGCCGCAGTCGCGGTAACCGGGGATAGGACCAAGGGCGGATTGCCTGCGACAGCATTCCTCGGACCCCAGATCGAGGGCGGGTATCGTACCCACAAGGCTTTCGAGCGCCAGCTTATCCAGCGGGGCGCGATGCAGAAGGGTGAGGTTGCCGTACCTGCTCGCGATACGCCTCGGGATCGTTATGGCAACATGACGCAAGGGTATATCAACCGCTTCATGGCAGATCTGCAGATTGACTATCGCGGTGCTGGCGCGACCCGCGTTCGCTCGGATGCGTCAGTGAAGCGGAACAAGAACTACCGCAGCGCGCGGTTCTTCGTGCCGAAGCGCGGCGGGCAGCTGTTCCCAGGTATATGGGAGAGGAACCCAGGGACGGGGGGCATCAAGCCGGTCGTCTTGTTCCTTCGATCCGAAGGTTACCGAATTCGCCTGAGGCTTCGTGAGGTTGTCGAGCGGCATGTAGATGCGGTGTTACCGATGAACTTCGAGCGCCACTTCGATCGACTGCTAAGGCAGGCGCCGTAGAGAAGTTAGGATCGGTCCCGTTGTTTGACCAAGTCGCGCAAGTGTAGCGACTGTATCTCTGAAGCCAAACGAATTGCTTTCAGTTCACCTAGCATGACGCCGAAGGCTGCGATGATCACGCAGCCTATGAGAGCTGGGACGGCCCAGGGTAATGATCCAAGAACTACGATCGCGGCATCCGCGCCGCCCTGGCTGGCTGATGCCAGTAGGACCAATGTTAGCAGCACAGCGCACACGCCGAGCGAGCCGATCACTTCCAAAAGCTTGTCCATTACCCCTCTCATCATCATCGTCGTGGCCAAAGGCCCTAGGCTCAAATCGCGGGTCCTCCCTGGCCAAAAGCGCCCATCGGATATTTGGCACGGCTATGTCGCGGCAGTCTGAGCGATTTTTAGAAGCCTAAAGTTGAAACCCTAAACTAAAGCCCGGGTAAAGTAGAGCCTAAAATGAACCTCCAAACCGGATCGGTCAGCAAGGGCGATTTCGCCGTGATGCTCGGCGTCAGCCCGGGGCGGGTGTCTCAATACATCGCAGAGGGAAAGATCTTCGGCGCTGCCATCGAGGGCGAGGGGCGGCGGGCAAAGATCAATCCGGTTCTTGCAAAGGACCAGCTTCGGAAAACTCTGGAGCCGGGACAGAGGTTCGGTGCCAACGGCGCCGCTATGCGGGCCCCGGAGCCGAAGGCCCAGCAGGCTCCCGACGCCAACCTGTTCACGCCGAGGGGTGACGCGCCGCCATCACCTCCGCCGCCTGGCACGCAGGATCAGCCCGTCGATGAGCTTGCGCAGCTGCGGTTGCGACGTGAGCGGATCAAGACCGACCAGGCGGAGCGCGAAGAGCTGCTCGACGTTGGGCGGTACATGCTGACCGAGGACGGCCGCCGGGCGATGGCGAAAGCCATTGCCGCTGCATTCAGTGTCATGGAGCAAGGCCTGCAACAGATGTCGGAAGCCATGGCCGAACAATTCGGAGTGCCGCAGCGCGACGCTCACCATGCGCTGGCGAAATCCTTTCGGGCGGTCCGCGCGGTACAGGCCGAACGGTTCCGCCAGCAGGCTGACGCCGAACCAGTTCACGTCGAGGATGCCAGCGAATGACGATGCTGTTCAATCCGGCGAAGCTGGCGTTCCAGGAGCTGGCGAAAGCCTGCGAACCGCCGCCGGCCGTCGACTTCCTGAAGTTCGCCAAAGAGGAGATCGTATTTTCAGAGCGTATCTCGGCGCAGCCGGGGCGGTACCGCGAGGACCTGTTTCCGTTCTTCTCCGAGATCCTGCGTGCCCTGGCGCCGGACGATCCCTGCACCGTGGTAACGCTGAAGAAGTCGGCGCAGGTCGGCGGCACGGTGCTTGCGAACATCTTCCTGTTCGGCACTTTGGTTCTGGCGCCATGCGATTTCCTCTACGTCCATCCGACCGAGGAGAACGCGAGCCGGTGGTCGAAGACGAAGCTGATGCCGCTGTTGCGCGAGACGACGGCCGTCCGGCTTCTGTTCTCGGAGTCCAGCCGCGAAGGCGGAAATTCGATCCTCTACAAGGAACGGATGGACGGCCGCGGCGCCCTGCAGGCGGCCGGGGCGAACTCGCCGGCCGGCCTCTCGATGATCTCGCCGCGGCGCCAGGTGCAGGACGACCTGGCGAAATGGTCGATGAACGATGCCGGCGATCCGGAGGTGCAGGCGGATAGCCGATCCAAGGCGTTCTTTGACCGCAAGGTATTCAAGATCTCGACGCCGCTTATAGCGCCGGGCTGCCGGATCTCGGCAAACTACCTCGACGGGACGCAGGAGCGCTATCATGTGCCGTGCCCGCACTGCCGCGAGCTGCAGGAGCTCCGCTGGGAAAACATGCGGGATCACATTGATCCCGAACATCCGGAGAAAGCGCATTTCGTTTGCGTCCATTGCGGTTGCGAGATCCACGAACATCACCGGTCATGGATGGTCAAACCGGAGAACGGTGCCACCTGGGTTGCCAAATATCCGGAGCGAGCGCGTTACCATCGCTCGTTTCATATCTGGGTTGCCTATTCCCCACTGGAGTCGTGGGAGGCAATCGCCCGCGCCTGGCTGAAGGTGCAATCGGGCGCCCCAGACGACCGGGAGAAAGCAGCTGGAACCGAGCAGGTCTTTTGGAACGACTGGCTCGGCCTCGAATTTGAAGCCGAAAACAAGGCTATCGCCTGGGAGGATCTCCGGGATCGCGCCGAGGAAGCAGGCTTCCGCCGCGGTGTGGTCCCCGCCGGTATCCTCGCTCTCACGCTCGGCGTCGACGTGCAGGGCGACCGTGTCGAGTGGCTGTTGCGGGGATGGGGCCGAAACCGTTTCAATGCGGTGATCGATTTCGGACGGATTGACAGTTCCGCGGGAAGTCACCTGCCGGGCCACAAGGATCATTCTGGACATATTTCCGAACCGGAGGTGCGTGCGGCGCTCGATCGCCTGATCGAGCGGTCATGGCTGGACGAAGCAGGGCGGCGCCGCAAGGTCGATCTGACGGCGATCGACGGCAATGCCTATACCGAGGACGTTTGGATGTGGGCGCGTAAGCACCCGAAGTCGCGCGTCATCATGGTACGCGGCGACAATCGAGACGCCGCACCGCTTCTGAGCCAGGTGCGCGAATACGACCGTAAGGGCAAGCCGAAGAAGCAGAAGTGGACCAGCCGGTTCTTCAACTTCAATGCGTCGGTGATGAAAATGGGCCTCTATCGGGACTTCAAGAAAGAGGACGCCGAGCAGTCTGGCTACATCCGGTTCGCCATCGGCCTCGGCGATGACTTCTATCAGCAGGCGACGTCGGAAAGCCGGGTCCCTGAGAAGACGAAGACGGGGCATCCGCGTTGGGTCTGGAAGCTGCCGGCGGGCCAGCGCAACGAGGTGCTCGACATGCTCAACCAAGCCCGTGCTGGCGCCATTCGGCTTGGCATTCCGTACTGGACCGATGACGATTGGGATGTCCGTGAGGAAGTGCTCGCCAAGATCGAGGCTCCGGTACAGGGCGATATCGAGGACCTGCTGACCGGGATGCTTCCCGGCGATGCGAGCCCGTCCCAGCAGGATTCGGAAACCGAACAATCCAGCCTTGTCGCCGCGGCGCTCGCCCGTGCCGCGCGCGCTGCTCAACGCAACCGATAGGAACTTCGATGGCTTTGACTGTAGAACAGCGGGCGCTCCTCGAGGCGCAGCTCTCCGAAGCGCGGGCAGCTTTGCACCGCCTCGAGATCGGCGGAGCGGAAGTGAGCCTCGCCTATAACGGCGAGAACATCACTTATTCAGCCGCCAACGCGGGTTCGTTGCGCCAGTATGTCCGGACGCTGGAAGCTCAATTGGGATTGAGAACTTCCAGCCGCGCCCGCAGCCGTGGAGTGATCTTCGGATGAGCGGACAAATCGAGATCCTTGGGCCGGACGCACGGCCGCTTGCGCCGCATGTCCGTTCGGCCGCGCGCCTTCAGGTCGCGAAAAACCGCGCCCTGGCGTCCACTGCCTATCAAGGCGCTGCGTATGACCACCCCAACCTTGCCAAATGGCGCCCCGGCACATGGTCGGGACAGGCCGCGCTGTCATGGTCGCGCACCGATATCGTCGACCGTCTGAACGACGTTGCCCGAAATGACGGCTGGGGCGCCGCCGGCACGTCGCGTCTGGTCGATAACATCATCGGTTCTGGTTGGACCCTTGCCGCGAAGCCGAACCACAAGTCGCTGAACATGACCTTTCAGCAGGCTGAAGAGGTCTCTGGCCAGATCGAAAGCCTGTGGTGGGACTATACCAACGACGTCGACAAATGGTGCGATGCGGAGCGCAGCAAGACCATGGCCGGGATCCTCGGTCTTGCTGCGCGCCATCGGTTCGGCGCCGAGGGTGAAGCCTTCGCGATCGTCGCCTGGCAGGACGATGCTCCGCTGTTCAAGACCGGTGTCCATGTCATCGATCCGGCCCGTTGCTCAAACCCCATGGGCCGGATGGACGAGGAATTCCTCCGCGACGGCGTCGCCATCAATGGTTACGGCGCCCCGCTTGGCTATCATTTCCGCAAATCCCATCCCGGCGAGTTCTTCGCGGGCAATATGGGGCTCTGGAACTGGGAGTATGTCGAGCGGTCGACAGAATGGGGCCGCCCCATCGTGGTGCATGCTTTCGACCAGAAACGGGCCGGCATGACCCGGGGCGTATCCGATTGGGCGCCGGTTATTCGGTCGATCAAGCAATCGACCGACTATGAGGACTATGAGAGCCAGGCTGCGATGCTGAACGCCGTCATGGCGGCCTTCATCGAAACGCCCTTCGATCCAGAAGAGTTTCTGGACGCCATGGGATCGGATGTCACGCCCGGCGGTGTTCAGCAGCTCTACGGCGAGATGGCACAGGCGCAGAAGGCCTACTACGGCGCGGCGCCGATCGATCTGCCCGGCGTCCGCGTCAACATGTTGCAGCCCGGCGAAAAGGCGAACCTCACAAAGCCAGAGCACCCTAACGCCAACTTCGAAGCCTTCGTCAACGCAGCACTGCGCAAGGTCGCGAGCGCCGTCGGTCTGACCTACGAGCAGCTGACCATGGACTGGAGCAACGTCAACTATTCGTCCGCCCGTGCCGCACTGCTGGAGATCTGGCGCGGCTTCGCGGTGAAGAAGGGGGGCTTCGCGTCGCAGTTCATGTCGCCGATCTATCGGGCGTGGCTGGAGGAGCAGTTCGACAGCGGGCGGATCGACCTGCCGGCCGGTGCGGTTCCCTTCGCGGAAAATCCCGCCGCGTGGTGCCATGCCGAATGGATCGGTCCCGGCCGCGGCTGGATTGATCCGCTGAAGGAAGCCCAGGCTGCCGGCGAGCGGATGAAGAACCGCTTGACCACGCTGCAGAAGGAGGCCGCCGAGCAGGGCGGCGACTGGCGCGACGACATGGAGCAACTCGCCGTCGAGGTCCGCGAGTACGAGGCGCGGGGATTGCAACATCCGTCCATGATCGACCCGGCAACCCGGCCGGCGCCCGTCGCGGATCGCGATAGCGATGGTCTGGCGCCGGTCGAACAGGATGCACGATCGGCGTCTCGGCGTCATCCGGCCGGTATTCCGTCCATCAGCAGAAAGGTGCCGGCATGACGAACTATCCCGAAATCGCCAGCCGGATGTTCAACACCCCGTTGTTCTTGCATCCGGCCAAGGGCGACATCATCGCGCGCGCCTTCGGACCTCGTGTTCTTGGCCTGCCGGATGTTGCCGCAAGCATTCAGGGCGGTGAATCCCTTGGCATCATCGGGCAGAAACTCCGCGATGCCGTCGATTGGGAAGGCGACAAGATCTACCGCGGCCCGGGTCGCGTAGCCGAAGGTATCGCCCTGATCGAGATCGAAGGTTCCTTGGTGAACAAGGGCAAATGGCTCGGTAAGTCGTCAGGCATGACCAGCTATGAAGGGATCACCGTTCAGGCGTTGGACTGCATAGATGATGCGTCCATCCGCGGAGCCATCTTGGAAATCGACAGCTTCGGCGGCGAGGTCACCGGAGCTTTCGATTGCTGCGAGGTGCTCTTTGAGCTTTCGCAGAAGAAACCGACGATCGCAATCCTGACCGATCACGCATGTTCTGCCGGCTACCTGCTCGCATCGGCGGCGCGGCAGATCGTCATTCCGTCGACCGGCATCTGCGGTTCTATCGGTGTCATCTCCATGCATGTCGATATGAGCGCCTGGCTCGCCAAGGAAGGTTTGAACGTCACGATCCTGAAGGCCGGCGCGCGAAAGGCCGACTTCAATCCTTATGAGCCGATCCCCAAAGAGGTGGTCGAGCACGAACTTGCGGAGCTGGAAGAGCTTCGCGTCGAATTTGCGACGACGGTGGCGCGGTTTCGCGCCGGCCGTCTCGATCTGAAATCCGCCCTCGCTACCGAGGCCGGTGTGTACCGTGGACAGAAGGCGGTCGAGGCTGGCCTCGCCGACGTCGTGGCACGGCCTTCGCAGGTCCTTGCGGCCTTCGAAGCGGAACTGGGCCGGTCCGCCGGCTAGAACCCAACATTACAGGAGACAGCAATGTCGAATCTGACGCGCAACACGCTCGCGCAGAGCGTGCTCGCAGCCGTGCGGGGAAAGACCAACGGCAGGATGGAAGAGGACCGTCCGGAAGATCTGGAAGGCGATCCGGCCGAGGAGGAGGCGACGACCGAGGAGGATGATACCTCCGCCGAGGGCGATCCGCCGGAAGAAGATCCCGAGGGAGACAAGCCCAAGGAAGGTGAGGAGGAAGAGGGAGAGGAACCCAAGGCTTCCGCCTCCACCAAGATCCGCCGCGCCGAGCAGAGCCGGATCAAGTCGATCCTGACGCATCCCCGCGCCGATGCCAATCCCGGCCTCGCCGCCGAGCTGGCCTTCGGCACGAAGTTCTATTCCGCCGAAGAGGCTGGCGCCCTGCTTGCCTCCTCCGCGGGTGGCTCCCGGCTGGCCGACAAGATGCAGGGCAGGACCCCGCAGCTCGGATCGGGCGGCGGGGCCGGCAAAAGCTCCGAGCGCCAGGCGGTCGTCGCCGGCGTCGGCAATGTCATCAAGGCCATGCATGGCCGTAACCAGAAGGATGCCTGATCATGGCGGAAGCCACTTTCTCGCCGAATGACCTGCTCGTCTCCGACGTTCCGGTCGCCACCCGCAACATCACACTTGTGAGCGGGCAGAACCTGAAGCGGGGCGCCGTCATCGGCAACATTACCGCCTCGGACAAATACACCCTGTCGGCCTCCGCTTCGGCCGATGGTTCGCAGACGCCCGACCTGGTCCTCGCAATCGACTGCGATGCAAGCGCCGGCGACGTTGTGACGGCAGCTTATGCCAGTGCCGCCTTCGATTCCACCAAGCTCATTCTCGGCGCGGGTCATACCCCGGCGACCGTGGAAGCCGCCTTCCGCAAGAAGAGCGCGCCTCTCTACGTCCGCGTGCTGAAGTAACAGCCTAACCCGCAAAGGAAACCTTCAATGGCTGACATCCTTCTCAATACCGCGGAGCTGATTACGGTTCTGCCTCCGCGCGACCGGCCGGAGGCTTTCCTCCGCGACCGTTATTTCTCGACGACGGTGCTTTCCGATGCGGAAGAAATCGTCTTCGACAAGATCCTGCCCGACCGCGAGCTTGCACCTTTCGTGCATCCGGATGTTCCGGGCAAGGATTCGGCGAACCGCGGCTTCAAGGCAACCAGCTTCACGCCTGCCTATGTGAAGCCGCAGAACACGCTGCGCCCCCGCGGCAACATGATCCGCATGCCCGGCGAGCGCATCGGCGGCAACGTGACGCCGGCGCAGCGTTATGCCTACAATCTCGCGACGATGATCGACGATCAGGACTTGCGGATCACCCGCCGCGAGGAATTCATGTGCTCGCAGGCACTTCGGACCGGACAGGTGATCGTCCAGGGCGAGGACTACCCGACCCAGACCGTGAACTACCAGCGCGATCCCGGACTGAGCATCGTTCTGACGGGTACCGACCGCTGGGGTGAAACGGGCGTAGATCCCTTTGACGACATCGAGGCATGGATTCAGCTTCTGGTGGACACGGATGGGTTTACCGGTCGCGAGGTGCTCTTGGGTGGCGCTGCTGCCGGCTTCCTGAAAAAGAGTGAGCGGTTTCTGAAGGCGCTGGACAACCGCCGCCAGGATGGCGGCGTGATGCAGCTGGGCCCGGTTTCGACCGGCGCCGAGAACAAATACTATGCGGTGCTCGGCTCGATCGGCGAAGTGACGTTCGTCCAGTATTCGCAGCCCTACACCGTTGCCGGCGTCAAGAATAACTTCTGGCCGACCAACGGTGTCGGGGTCTTCGATCCCTTCGGGTTCATGGGGCATTTTGCCTACGGCGCCATCCTCGACAACCAGGTGCTCCAGGCGATCGAGCGGTTCCCGGACATGTGGCATGAGCGCAACCCGTCCCGCACCATCGTCCAGACGCAGTCGGCACCGCTGCCGATCATGCCCGAGCCGAACGCCAGCCTGTTCGCGCTCGTCCGCTAACCCCTGAACCGAACTCGTGCGCCGACCGGGGTTCCGGCGGCCACGAAGCCCATGGAGGCACCCATGAATACCAAGACAAATAGCAGGACCGAGCGGTTTAATGCGACGGTCAAGGCAGGAAAGAAGTCCTACGCTCCGGGTACACCCGTGCCGATCGGCGGCAAGGACGGTATCAGCGCCGAGGAGGCGGAGAACATCCGTCACAATTTCGGCGACTATACCGGCGGTCCCCAGATCGAGGGCGCGGCCGGCGCTGCGCTTGCGGATGCCGAGATCTCGCAGCGGGATTCCCAGATCGAGACGCTGCTTGCGGAGAAGCGTGAGCTGGAGACGAGGCTCTCCGAAAAGACCAGCCTCTACGACAAGCTGGTGCTCGACCACACCAAGCTCGGCGAGGACAATCTTGCCCTCGGTAAACGCCTGGAAGCGGCCGAGGCTGAAAACATCAAGCTGAAGAAGCCGACCTGATGAAGCCCCGCTCACCCATCTTCGAACGGATGGGCGTGAGCTTCGATCGTGCCTTCGGCAATGCCGACGCCGTCTTCACCATCGGCGGCGTCGCGCGCCCCTCCGTCCGCGTCATCTTCCGCCAGTGGCGGGAATTGGACGAGGCGGAAGAACAGGGGCAGGCGGTCGAGGGTACGACCCATCTGCTTTCCGTTGCGTATTCCAAGGTTGCGGGCCTGCAAAGCCAGCGCGACAGCGTGACGATCCATGAACTGGATGCGCTGGGAAACCGGACAGGCGTCAGCGCTTCCTACCAGATCAAGAACCACTCGGACGATGCGCGCTCGATGCTGCGCATCTATCTTTCGGGAGATATCTGACATGAACGAACCGAAGACAGAAGAGCCGGCAAAGGTCGCCGCCGCGCTCGATCCGGAGGGGATCGCCAAGGCGCTCTTTTCCGAGGGTGAGAGCAAGGCGAAAAAGGATGCCCGTGAAGCGCTGCGGAAGCTGTCCGGCACCTGGGAGACGTTGCCGGTTCGCCTCCGATCCGCGATCCGTTCCGATATCGGGCGGCTGTTGAGGGACGGCAAGACGGTCACCGACGTCGTTGCGGCAGGCTATTCCAACGTTACCGCTGACCGGGCGTTGCGCGATCTAGGGCGCCGTGGCTGATGGCGCATCGCCGTAGCCTGATCGTCGCAGGGGTCGCGGCCGGCCTTGCCACCATCCCGGAATTTTCAGGTCCGAGAAAAGTAGCGCGCGGCCGGTTCGCGGCCGTGCCACAGGAATTGCTGCCGGCCATTACCCTGTCGTGGGGCGAGGCCGGCGAAAACAGCGGCCGCCGGCCAAGCTCCGGGCCGAACGGCGAAGATGGTTACGACCGTTCTATGGCGCTCTCGGTCATCGTCCATCTGCGGGACGATGATGCGGAAGAGGAGTTCGATCGGATTTCCGCGCTGATCGAGGCGCGGATGGAACAAGACGTCACGATCGGTGGTCTCGCGGTCGATCTCGAACTGCAGACTACCCGCCTGTTCGTCGATCCGCGCACCGGTCTTCCGCTCGGTGCCGGAAATCTCACCTACCAGGTCCGTTACAAGACCCTCGCAAGCGATCCTTCCGTCGCGGCGCTCTGACCTTTCCATCCCTCTCATCTCAATAGGAGACTTCAGTCATGCCACTTGGCCGCACACTCACCATCGCCCGCGACGACGGGACCGGGGATTTTGAGCTTCTTTGCGTAACAGAGCAGCGCAGCATCGAAATCAACAATGAGGAAATCGATATCACCAAGCCGGATTGCGCAGCTCCCGGCTCCAAGCTGGTCCTGGCGCTCATGTATGGCACACAGTCCATCCGTGTGACCGGCCAGGGCGCCTTCGTCAGCAATGCCACGATGAAGGCAGTGGCGGCAAACGCGATCAACCAGGTTGTGGAAGCTTACCAGGTTACCATTCCCGGCGTGGGCACGATCGAAGCCGATGGCCTGCTGTCCATGACGTTTTCGGGCGACAAGACGAACGAAATGCAGGCTGATATCCGTCTTGCCTTGACGGGTGCGACGACCTTCGTGGCGGCCGTCTGACGATGACGACTGCAAACCCGATCCGCGGCGAAGCGGATATCACTATCGGCCGCGAGTCCTTCCGGGTCGCGGTCACCTTCTCCGGCCTGACGAAGCTCTCTCAGGCAACGAAGGTGTTGACGGTGGACGAACTGTACCGAAGGCTGATCGGTTTCGAGCCCTTCGCGGTCGCCTGCGCCGTTCGCACGCTGATCGTTGCCGACGATGACGACAAGGCCTCTGCCTTCTCGGCGAGGATCCTCGACGACAGCAATATCTCGATGGCGGACCGTGACAGCTGGCAGGAGGGGATTGAGAAAGCCTTTCTCGCGCATATCGAGGGCGGCCACCGTCATCGTGACGAACGTTCCTCCCATGAGATGGCCGAGGCCGCCATCCTGGGGGAGCAAGGGCGCCCCTCCTGATCTCCGACTACGTTCGCACGATGTTCAGACTGGCCAACGCGCCCGGTGGCCTGGGTTGGCCGCCCGCCGTGTTCTGGTCTGCAACGCTCGTGGAAATGCAGTTGGCCCTCGAGGGGCAGCAAGGAAAGTTTTCGTCGCAACCCTTCGTCAGCCGCGAAGAGGTTCGGCGGATGGCTGTGGCGCACGGAAAGCGGAAGTCGCTGAAGACCGATCCCCGGGCGACGAACTGGAGCGAAAGAAAGAAATGACCAGACCCGATATCCCGGTCACGATCAGCGGCGATCCACGTAAGTTCGAGGGTGCGCTCGCACGCATGCGTACCGCGACGCGAACGACCGCTGCCGATCTGACCGCATCGTTCCTCCGCTTCCAATCGGCGATGGCCGGACCTGCTGCAGCTGCCACGGCGGCAGTTACCGGTCTTGCGGCCGCAATGAAGGCATCCGTTGAATCGGTTGCCGAGCTGTCGAGGCAGTCTCGCATGGCGGGGATGGATGTTGAGGCGTTCCAGGGCCTCAAATTTGCTGCTGAACAAAACAATATCGCGGTGGATGTCCTGGCTGACGGCCTAAAGGAACTGAGCCTGCGCGCCGACGAATTTGTGCAAACCGGCGGCGGTGGTGCGGCTGAGGCTTTTCAGCGGTTGGGATACGGTTCCGAGCAGCTTGCCGAAAAACTGAAAGATCCTTCGGCTCTGTTTGTCGAAATCATCGGCAGAATGCAGGAATTCGACCGCGCAGCTCGCCTTAGGATCGGCGACGAGCTGTTCGGCGGGTCCGCCGGCGAACGGTTCGTTGAGTTGGTCGACAAAGGAGCGGAAGGACTTCGAGAGCAAATTCAGCTGGCGAACGAGCTCGGCCTCGTCATGAACCGTGAGATGGTTGCCCAGGCAGAGGAAGTCGACAAAAAATTCAACATCATTGCGGCGACGGTCGGCACGAAGCTGAAAGGCGCGATCGTTGAAGCGGTATCAGCCTGGGCATGGTTCCTCGACACGTTCCACGAATTCGAGCAGCAGCAGAATACCACCCTTCAGGGTCGCCAGGTTCAGATCGGAAAGGAGCGGCTGGATCTCGAACGCCAGATATTGGAGGCGCAGGAAGAGCAGCGTTCGGCAGGCGGAAAGCTGTCCCCTACCGCGAAAAGCCTGGGGTTTGAGGACAGCAAAAACGCCAACCTGGCTGGTTACACTGGGCAAATTGATGAGGCGAAACGGAAGCTAGCGGAGCTGGCTGAAGAAGATGCCCGCATTACCAATGTTATCAACAGCCGTGTCGTAGGTAAAGCGGACCAGTCCACGCCCAAGCCCACTCGTGATCTGTCCGGGGATTACATACGGGAGTATCGCGAAGAGCTCGCGAAGTCGAATACCGAGCGGAAGGTCGCTGCCGAACTTGAGAAGATCCTGTCCGATGCGTCAAGCAAGGGGGTGAAGCTCTCCAAGGACCAGGCCGAAGCACTGGCCCGCGAGACCGTCGCCCGGCAGGAACAGGACGAAGCCGCCAAGAAATCCGCGTCCACCTCCGAGCGGGCGGCAACCGCTACCGAGAAGGAACGGGAGCGGATCCGCGAGATCATCACCGAGCTGGAAAACGAGATCGCCGTTGTCTGGAAAAGCGACCAGGCCAAGCGGGCGCTTGAAGGCTCTCGCATGGCAGGCTCCAAGGCCACGACGGAAGAGCGCAACAAGATCATTGAGCTGAACGAAGAGCTCTTCCAGCAGGAGGAGGCGCGCAACCGTCTGACCGACCAGATTGCTTTCGAACGTGATCTCACGCGTTCGGCGATCGACGACATGAAAAGCGCCCTCGAGGACGGCAAGATCACCTGGCAGGAGATGGGCGATATGGCAATCAATGTCCTGTCGCGTATTTCCGATAAGCTGCTCGACGATGTTCTGGACAGCATATTCAAGGTCAACAACTCCGCCGGCGGTGGTGGTGGCGGCGGAATTCTTGCATCGCTCTTCGGGGGACTATTCGGTGGCGGCAAGCAGTCGAACTTCGTCCCGAACACCACGCTCAGCGCCGTCCTCGGTTACGGCGGCGCGAGGGCAGCGGGAGGCGACGTCTCGCCGGGTCGCCTCTACGAGGTCAACGAAAATGAGAGAGAATTCTTTGCCCCGTCTCAGCATGGCCGGATCTATGCCCCGAGCAAGATGCAGGGATTGGGCTCCGAAGCCACCGACAACCGGTCTGTAGTCGAGATCCGGCTCGGCGAAGGACTTGTCGGCAATATCCTTCAGCAGAGCCAAGACCAGAGCGTTCAGCTTATCCGCAGCAATAACGACGCCCAGGCGAACTATCGCCAGAACGGTGGGACGTGATGCCGGCGACGATCGTCTCTCTTCCAGGTATAACCTACTCGCAGTCCAACATGCGGCCGGTGCGCCCTGGTGACGTCAACCAGATGGAAGGCCGTCGCACCGAAAGCCACGTGTTCGGCACGCCCTATTGGACTCTGCAGCTGACGGCCGAAAAGCTGACGACGACTGAAGCCGCGCTAATGGACGCCTTCGAGATGGATGCCGAAGACGGTTGCCTGATCGCGGCCTATGATCCGCATCGCCCGCGACCGATCGCTTACCAGGGCAGCCAGCCGCTTTCAGGCGTCAAGGCGGGCGGTGGCGCGTTCAATGGTGATGCGGTGCTGCAATCGATCACGGACCCATTGACCATTGTGGTCGACGGTCTCCCGGCGGGCTTTGTGCTTTCGGCCGGCGATTATGTCGAAATCAGAAAAAGTACGTATGTCCGCTCGCTGCACAGGATCCGCAGCGGTGCCGTGGCGAGCGGCGCCGGCGTGGTGACGCTGCCGATCCGTTTCTTTCTCGATGTGCAGGTGTTCACGCTGCCCTGCACGGTCCGGTTCGAAAAGCCTACCTGTTTGATGGCCATCGACAAGGGTTCGTTCAGCGCGCCCAAGTCCTGGCCGAACTACACTGCCAGCTTCTCAGCAACGGAGGTTTTCCCCGATGTCGCTTGATCCTGCCGTCGAAGCCGTGATCGAGGAGGGCCGGTTTGCCGTCCTCGACCTGATCCGGTTCGACCTTCCCGGCAAGTCAGCCGGCTATCATCGCGGCGGTCGCCAGTTTACCTACAATGGCCTCGTGTATCTCCCTAACCGGTTCCTTCAGCCGGGAAACACCGTCAGCGCGCTTGGCACGGCCGTGACCACGCGCACGATTGTCTTCTCGAATATCCCGGTGACCAATCCGGATGATGCCATCGCCCAGATCGAGGCTTTCAACTACCAAAACTCGCCCGTCATCATTGCGCATCTGGCGGGTACCCCTGATACCAACGAGGTCCTCGGCATCCTCGCCTCCACGGTCTACGAGATAGACCTGGTCCGATATAACGAGGGCGCGATCTCGGGTTCCGAGCGATCGCTCACCCTGTCGATCGACCTGCAGCCGCCGGGACGATCGGCGCGTGGATCGACCGGCGTCAAGCGCTCGATGAAGGAACAGCAGTTCGACAATCTCGCGACCGACACTGGTCTCGAATACGTCGCCACCAATGCAACGATCCCCGAGGAATGGGGGCAGAGGTCCGGCTGATCAGATGAACCGTTTTAGAATTGTGGAAAGCACGCTCTCGGGCGAGCTCGCGAAGCCGTATGACTATGGCAAGCCAGAGCGCTCCGATTGCTTCATGATGGGCTGCGCCATTGTTGACGCCCTGGAGGGCATGGCCCTCGTCGAGAAATATCGCGGCGCCTACAAAAGCCTCGCCGGGGCGCAGCGCGCATTGCGGAAGCGCGGGTTCAAGAGCCTGATCGACTTCTGGACCGTCGAGCTCGGCCGTCCGCCGGTCGGAGCTGCGGAAGCACGCTTGGGCGATCTCGTTATCCTGCGCCTCGACGACGGCGCCGAGCATGTCGGCGTCTGTGTCGGCACGCGCTTCGTCACCAAGACCGCCAACGGTCGGGCCGATTACGGCCTTTCCGACGTCGTCGCAGCATTTCATATCGGGTGACATAATATGGCGATCTTTTCAGCCATCGGCTCGCTGATCGCGGGCGCGCTCTTTGCCGGCTCGGCGCTTGCCGCAACCGTCATCGGCAGCGCTCTCGCATTCGCCGCGAGCCTCGGCTTTCAATATCTCAACCGGCCGAAGAAGCGGAAATACACGGCGGTCCAGGGGGAGACGCAATATGGCGGCGACGTCCCGGTCGGAACGCTGTTCGGCACAGGCAAGACCAAGGGACAGCGAGCCTTCTACGCAAAGTATGGCAGCGGCAACAAGGTCAATGCCGAGGTCTTTCTGCTGGCGAACGGCTGGTGTGACGGGCTGGAGCCGTATGTCTATTTCTTCGGCCGGAAGCGCAACCTGGTGCCGACGGTCATGGGCGGCAACCATGTTGCCGCGTATAATGTTGCCGGGTACGGCAGTTCGATCCTGATATTGTTCTTCGACGGCCGGCCGGGACAGGGTGTTGACACCCACCTGGTCGCGAACACGGCGACCCTGGGGCAGAGATGGAAGGCGACCAGCGTCAACGCCGGTATGGCCTATGTCGTCGTCTACCGCACCTATGACGCGGATCTCTTCTCTCAGGGGAAACCGGAATTCGAGTTCGTGCTGCGCGGTCTTCGCGAATACGATCCGCGGAAGGATTCCACGGTTGCCGGCGGGTCCGGTCCGCAGCGTATCGACGATCCCTCGACCTGGGTCCATACCCGAAATCCCGCTGTCCATCGGCTGAACTATCAGCTGGGCTTGCGGGCAATGATCTCCGGTCGGACCTTGATCGGAGAGGGAAAGAGCCTCGGGCAGCTCGACCTTGGCACGTATTTTGTGGCGATGAACGTCTGCGACACGTTGCGCGGCAGCAAGCCGACCTACCAGTGCTCGCTTTGGGTGACGGGAGAGGACGATCATACCGAGATCCTGAAGGAATTTGACGATGCGATGGCCGGATATGGCCTCAATCGGCGCGGCCTGTCAGGCATCGTCGCCGGCGCCCCCCAGGTCCCGGTACTTGAAATCACGGCCGAGGATATCCCAATCGACCGGGCCAAGGATATCCAGTTCCGCAAATCTGCCTTCGAACGGTATAATCACTTGTCCGGTCAGTTCCTTTCGATCGAGGCGATGTGGAACCCGGAAAGCCTGACGCCGGTCCATGTGAATGCCGACGTGGCGGCGGACGGCCGCAACCGCCAGACGTCGAACGATTTCCTGCAGGTGAGCGATCCGGATATCGCGCAATACCTGCTGAATATCCGGTACCGCCAGAACCGCCGCGGCGGGACCGTCACCTTGCCGGTGAGCCGGCGTGTCGGCCTCAGGGTGCAGGAAGGTGAATGGGTCATCTGGCGCGGCAAGACGTGGATGATCTCGGAATGGGCGCTCGACGAAAAGTTCAGGTTTACGCTGAAACTGTCCGAGGCTGATGCCGATATCTACGATGACGGCGACATCGAGCCGGGTCCGGTGGTCATTCCGCCGACCCCGCCGGTCAATCCTTCGCTTCTGTCCACCGTGCAGGGTTTCGACGTCGAAGCAGGGTACATGACCGGGGCGGCCGGCTACGATGTGCCAATCCTGCGCTTCACGTGGGAGCCGCCGGAAGATCCGACGATCACGGCCGTGCGGTTCTTCTACCAGGTCGACGGCACGACGGAAGTGTTTCAGGACCAGTCTGTCAACCCGGAGACCGGCGAGTATACGACCACCAAGAATGTCGTCTCGGGCAAGGTCTATGTGGCGCAGGCGACGATTACCACCTCGCCGGATCGCCTGAAGACTTTCACGCCCTGGATGACGACAGCCGAGGCGACCGGGATGCTTACCGCGATCGCCGAGCTGAACCACCTCGGCGGGGCCGTCCGACACCTGTTCGAAGGCCTCTATGCCGAAATGGGCCGGGTGGAAGGCCTGCTGGCGCGCCTGCAGCAGAACCTGCAGATCAACGGTGGCGTGTCACAATCGATCGGGCGCCAGCTGCAACAAGTTGGGGCGAGCTTCCGCGAGGAAATCGTCATCTTAACGTCCGACGTCGCGAACGTGGCTGCGGCGACGGAAGAGCTGATCGCCGAGTTCGGCGAGAACCTGGCGAACGGGATGGTTGCTTTTCAGGCAGTCGCCGCGCCGGAAGGGGTGAACGTTCGCTATGCCATCTTGCTCAAGGCGCAGCTGGGTGACGAATTCGAGCAAAGTGGTTTCTTCATCGAACTTTATACCGAAGACGGGGTGATCAGGTCGCGAGCAGGCTTCGACGTCGACCAGCTCGTGGTTTCAGGTGGCGGCGGCGACGCGATCAAGCCATTCGTCATCGAGGATGGCGTAACGAAAATGGCGCTCGCCCACATCATCAAGATCATCTCCGGCGAGATCGAGATCGGCAAGACGCTCATCAACTCCAACGGCATCACGGTATCCTCATGACCAAGACCTTTATCGGAATCGACAGCGTCGGCGAACCCTGCGTGAAGATCACCAAGGGGGAGATCGATCCGTTCAGCGAGCCGGACGCCAACAAGAGTTCGTTCCTCTATAACTCGAAATTCACGGCTGACTTGAAGATCGCGGCCATCGACAGCACGCCGTTTTCGCCCAATGCGACAACCTACTGGCCGGCGGGGACGGGCAACGCGAACTATCAGAAGAAGAAGATGCCGGGATCTGTCGCCGGCTTCAGCTACATCATGATCCGCAACGCCTATTTCGGAGAGGCACTGCCATACGACCTCCCGGTCTATGACCTGAAATACCAGCGCGTCTCCGATGACCGATACGTCGAGAACTTCAGGGTCTTTACCCAAGGGGCGGAGGACCCCAGTGGGCGAGAGCCCGGCTATCGCACCATGATCGGCTGGATGAACAACGGCTGGTGGCTCAATGACGGGCAATCCTTCTATGGCAGCCCTCCGTTGGGCAACGGCATTCGCTACTACACCAATACCTTTGGTGCATTCGATGGCGGATCCTACGAGATCAAGCTGGTGGTCTGGAGGCTGCCTGCAACAAACATCCCGCTGCTCGACAGTGACCCGATGCCCACTGTCCCCGGGCTGCGTGCGGTAGAGATTACCAAGGACTTCTGTCGGGTGGCAAAGCCGGGATATGACACCCGGACAGCAACTCCAACGCAGCTGGCTTTCGACTCGTCGGGGCGCCCGCTCGCGGTGATCAAGGCCGGCGACATTGCCTTGCCGTCCGGCCTAACCGAGATCGAGGTCGGCTATCCGGTCGATAGCACCACCATCTGCGACATGCTGCAGTATGAGAACGGGGTTATCTCCTATCCGGTCAGCGGCTATTTCACCGACACCAGGTGCGAATACTGGTTCTCCGGTACCAAGCTTTACATCAACAATCTCTCGGGACCATGCCGGGTCCGGTACCTGGTCCTTTCGAACGACCAGTTGCCGCCGACCTCCGGCAACAACAAGGTGTTCCACCAGTTCAATGACGGTATTCAGGACGTCGTCCAGTTCCTTCGGCCCGGCGCTGCCACCCCCCCGAACTTCGCTGACATCGTCCTCGACAGTCGCTGGCCTGCGATCCAGATCCTCGCGCATGGCTACCAGCCGATCGCCGCACAGTCGCAGCGGACGCCGCCGGCGGTGAACACGGGACAGGCGTTCACGGTGAATTTCAACGGAGCCGGGTTCTTCCCCTTCGTCAAATACATGACGGTAATGTCGGACGCCGATGCTGGGGCCGGGGTCAAGGCTCCGTCCGCACGACTCGTCGAAAGCTACGACAACTCGACTCGCTACAACGCCGGGAACAGCAGCTTCTGCATTCTCGGCAGCAACCAGGCGACCTTCTGGACCTACGAGGGCAACCCGTACCAGGAGAGGTACACCAACGACGCCTGGGCGTTTGACTATTCAACTTCGCGCATCGTCGGCATTCGCTACTACATCCTCGGCATCCCGACCTCATAGGGCTCTATCACATGGCTGATTACTACATCACCGGGTCAGTTCAGCTGACCAACGGCAGCAAGGCCGTGACCGGCATCGACACCGCCTGGGCTATCGCGCAGGTGGCCGGCGGCACGATCTACGTTCAGGCGCCCGGCAACCCGCTGCCCTTGGCCTCGATCGACAGCAACACGGCTGCGACGGCGGCTCTGGAATGGACCGGCGCGACCGGCACCTATGCCTACGCCCTACTTCGGGCCACAGCGTTCAGCGAGCAGCTCGAAACCAACAGCAACATCTTGTCCCGCCTGCTGGTCGGGCAGGAGGCGGGAACGCTCTATCGTTACGACGTGGCGGCCGATGCCGCCGATCTTGCGACCTATGCCGAGAGGCCGGCCGGCTTTGCCTTCCTGGCGATCGACGTCAATCCGGCCGACCTCTATATCAAGGCATCTGCGACCTCAGGCGATTGGGCGGGGCCGTTCAGCTATGGCACCGGTCCGGCCGGCCCTGCGCCTGAGATCGGTTTCGAGCCTGTCGTTACCGGTGCGCCTGGCACGAATGCCGAGATGGAGGTGACGGGTAGCGGTGAACCGAGCGATCCCTACCAGATCACCTTCACAATCCCCGCCGGCGAGATCGGGGTGAACTTCCGCGGTGCCTATTCCGGTGCGACGGCCTACGCCGTGCGTGACATGGTGTTGAATAACGGTTCCTCGTGGATCGCCCTGCAGGCGACCACCGGGAATGCTCCGCCTGTTTTCCCGGCGACTGCCAACGCCTACTGGTATCTCGCAGCCGCAAAAGGGTTGGACGGCACGGGCACGGGTGATGTCGTAGGGCCAAGTGGCGCTACCGTCGGCCGCGTCGCCGCCTTCAGCAGCAATACCGGCAAGGCGATCGATGAAGGCGACAAGCTGGTTTCCGATCTGGTTACCGGGCCGGGAGCATCGGAGGACGGGGCGCTTGTTGGTTATGACGGCGAGACCGGCAAAGTCCTCAAGGTGTTGACGAATGAGGAGGCGAAGGATTGGCTTGCGATTGCCGGAACCGACGTGTCGTTCGACAACGCGGTCGCCGGACTTCCGGATGCGCCGACAACGCTCCAGACTGCGATAGAGGTGCTGGCTGCAAACGCGGGCGGTAAGAACGACGCGGCGTTTGCCTTGGCTCTTGCTGACCTGACAGGCAGCATACAAGGGATGAACGGGGGCTTTGCGGACTCCTATCGCAACACGGACGGTATCAATCTTCCTAACGGAGGGAATGATCCCTTCACGGTCTCGTTGCTTCATTTCGATGGACCAGTAACGGGCAAGAAATCTGTTAGTGACAGTGCGTATGAGGATTATACGGCTTCGCCTCGCCATTTCTGGACTCCCCAGGGATCTTTCCAGGTTAGTGATGCTCAATCAAAGTTCGGAGGATTTGCGGCTGCGTTCGATGGAGTAAACAATTGTAGACTTCTTGGTGATGGCTCCGCTGATTTTGCTCTAGGCACTGGTGATTTTGATATTGATGGATGGGCCTATCGTAACGTCGCGGGTGTTGCTCACTATATCCTAGATGCTCGAACCGTAGCTACATCCGTCACCCCTCTTCTTTACGTCAGTGCGGGTAACGTACTGATCTATTATGTAAGTGCAGGCAACCGCATTACGGGGACAACTGTTGTTCCGTTGACTACTTGGTTTCACTGGAAACTAGTTCGTAAAGATGGAGTGACAAAGTTGTTCCTGAACGGTGTTCAGGAGGGGGCGAATTACGTCGATGCAAATAACTATATAGTGCATTCTAACGGACCAAGTATTGGTGGTGGTTTTGATGCGACGTTTTCATGGAACGGATATCTTGATGAAATAAGATTTAGCAAGGGGATTGCTAGGAACTTCGAGCCTTTCACGCCTCCTACAGCTCCTTATGGTAATGGAACTACGTCTACGAAGCTTGCTCTTTATGACGCTACTGGTTTCCAATGGTATCCGAGAGAGCTAAAGAGTTTGATAGCTGCCATACGTGGGATAAGGACAAACTCTGCTGCTGTTGCAACCGTCTATACGTTGCGGATGGTTCTATCAGCTGCGTTGATGAGATTTTCAGCTCCATATATTCGGATCTGCTTCGGTGGTTCGTTGAGTGGTGCACAGAAGCCGTTGGCGAATATCTTTATTGGGCACAAGGCAGTTGCAGGCAATGCATGGGATATGGATCCAGCAACCATCACTCGCGTGACGTTTGGTGGGTCTAATAGCCTGCAACCAGTTGCACTGGCGGAGCATTGGTCGGATTGGATAGCATTCACACCGGATATTACTCGGGATCTCGTCATTACCTTCGATTGCCCGGCCACATCAGGTGTATTTGATTCCTGCGCGCAGGGTGTCGGTATGATAAACAGCTGGTCCAAGACTACGGCTCAGGAAGCCGAAGTCGCTGCACCGGTGACTTACACTGCTCTTGCGGCTGGACTATTCTTCCAATTCCGTGGAATGGAAGGGAAAACCGACCTTAAGATGTACGACGACATGGTTCTTGAATCTATCGCCGTGGCGTCGACGAGCTCTCCGGCCAAGGGTCGCGTGCTGATCGAAACCGGTGTTGGCAGCGACGCGTTGATCCCGAACACCGATTTTGTCGGCGAGATCTCCAGAGACAACGGCGCGACCTGGGCAACCGCGGACATGGCGCTCATCTCAGATGTCGGCGGACACAAACTCTATCAGGGTGACGCCAGCCTCGCATCTCAACCGAGCGGTATGAACATGAAATACCGCTTCCGCAACCTGACCGGCAAGAAGACTATCGTCTCTGCGGGTGGAGCACAGTGGGGGAACTTCTGATGCTGACTTCCTGGGGGACCGCCATCCTACCTGGCATTGCTCCGACGATCGATCACTACAAGGTCGCGTTCGATCATCATCTCGACGCTGTCGCGGCTCAACGGCAATACAGCAACCGCCTCACGATCGTCAGTTACGAGGGCAGCACCAAGCCACTGTGGGCCGCCGAGGCGGCGGCCTACATCGCATGGCGAGATGCTGCCTTGGACTACATGTTCGACCAACTCGCCGCTGTCCAGGCAGGCGAGATCGCACCGCCGACCATTGAAGAGTTCATCGGCGGCATCACGCCGATCGTCTGGCCGAACTGATCTAACCTTCCATCACCGGAGAATTGTTATGAGCGTCATCTCTGCCGCGCAGATCCGCGCGGCTGCAAAATCGCGTGTCAACGAAAGCAACATGAACTCGGTCCTGGTCGCGCTCGACAAGTTCGGGTTGGGGCTGGGATTGAACCGGCCGCACCGGGTTGCGCACTACCTCGCGCAGCTGATGCACGAGAGCGGCGCCTTCCGCTTCGATCAGGAAATCTGGGGGCCGACGGCTGCGCAGGCCCGATATGATACCCGCACCGATCTTGGCAACACGCCGGCAGCCGATGGCGACGGCTACCTCTACCGCGGCCGCGCCGGCATCCAGATCACCGGCAAGGAGAACTATGAGGCCTTCCGCGACTGGTGCCGTCAGAAGGGTTTTAATCCGCCTGACTTCGTTGCTCAGCCGGATCTCGTCAACACCGATCCGTGGGAAGGCCTCGTGCCGCTCTGGTACTGGTCGACCCGGAACCTGAACGCATACGCCGACCGGAACGACATCGAGACGATCACCAAGAAGATCAACGGTGGCAAGAACGGCCTGGTCGATCGCATCGATTACTATGGCCGGATCTCGCTCGTCCTGCTCGGCTACCAGCCGACCGAGACGGACATCCGGCGTTATCAGTCCGAACGCGGCCTCGATATCGATGGCGACGTGGGGCCGAAGACTCGAGCGGCCTTGCACAAGGATCTCCTCGCTCTCTCGGGGGCGTCGGTGCAAATGGCAGCCTTCTCCGCCTCGCCGATCACCGAAGAGAAGGCCGTCGTGCCGGTCGCCGTCGAGACGCAGGTCAAGCGCAAGTTCAACATCTTCGGCCTCTTTGGTGGTGGCGGATCGTTCGGCGGCCTCGGCCTCGCGGCCTTCGCCGGTATGGATTGGCAGGTGGTCGCGGTGATCGCCATCCTCATCCTCGTCACGCTGATCCTTGGCCTCCTGCTTCAGAACTCGATCGTCTCGGCGGTCGGCAAGATCCGTGCGGCGGTAGAACCATGACCATCGCCAAGATCAGCATGGCGATCGGGGCGGCGGGCGGACTGGCGATCGGCTTTGCCGCCTTCACCACCATCAATACCGTCTGGTGGCTGCCAGACGCCAAGGAGGAGGCGCGCGCCGTCGAGCGCGCCACCATGCAGGCAGCAACCGACAAAGCCGTAGGAGAACTGAGCAATGAAGCTGACAAGGCTCGCTTTAACCGTCGCATGTGCCGTGAGCGCGGCGGCGTGTACCTCAACTCAACAGGTCGGTGCCTCGAAGGGGCAGCTGTCCCGCACGGCTAGAGCAATCGTCGGCACGTCACTGATAGGCGCGCGTGGCGCTACGCCTGATGATCAGGAGGCAATCGACGACACGGTAGCCGGTGTGTGCGGGGCGGGCGTCTGGACGCCGGGCGAGTGCCTCGCGCATGACCAGAAAACAGCCGGAAAGCCGCGCAGCTAATTGACCTTCTTTCCAGCCACATGCGTCACGGCTTTGAAGACCTTCGAAACGTCGGGTGCCTTATCCCAGGCCGGCTCTGGAGCGCATCGGGGGCAAAGCATACCGGCCGCACCGCATCCGCATCCGTGAGTTCCCGTCCATGGTTTGGTCGGATGAGCTTCGCATACCCAACCAGTGTCCCGGCATCCTCTACATTTCCACATAGAACGCGCCCCGCGCAAAACACCATAATTTGAGAGGTAGGGCGTTGGTTTCGAATGACGATATCCTGCGGGCACTCGGTCGCCTGGAGGGAAAGGTTGACGCTCTCGATGATCGCCTTGATCGTTTTGAGACCGAATTCAGCTCGGAAAGGAGGTCGAGCTCGGAGAGCAGAAACCGGATTTACGAGCGCATAGAAGAGCAGGCGCATCGAATAGGCGAAGCCGAAAAGACGGTTGTGGTGTCCGGCGCAATAACGGCGCAGCAGCGCGATATCATCACCGGCCTGACGGATGTGATGGAGAAGGAGATCAAGCCAACTCTGAAAGAATGGAACCGCCTGAAGACATTGGGCTGGGGAATGCGGATGGTGCTGATTGGCGCCGGAATTGGGATTGGGACCTTCGGGACAGCCTTCCTTTGGTTCGGGGAAAATATTGGGCCGGCGCTGCGGCGCTGGCTGCCGCCGTGATCTCGTGGTAGATTGCATCTGCACATTCGATGGCGGACCTAGAGCCCCGTAGCCTCAACCTGCTGCGGGGCTTTTTTATTCGCACCAGTCGTTCCGGTTACCAGGTCGCCATTCGCGTGCGGTACCGTCCTTCAGCAGGATTTGGCCGATCTCGCGTCCGTCCGGCAAATAGAGGTTGACCAGCGGACGATCGAAGTCGTCTATGCCTTTGGCCTCGATCTTGATCCTCTTGCCTTGGATGAGGTCGCTCAGGTGACGCTTGGCGATCAGGGCCAGCTTACGCTCCTTCTCGCATTTTGCATGGCTGCCAATTTCAGGCGTGTCTATACCCCTGACATCGACGACGCCTTGTCCGAGAAGGCGCATATTCTGCCCGTCACATTTCACGGTATCGCCGTCCACGGCGGTCAACGACGCGCAGATGATGATCGCCCCAATCATTGCTCCACCTGCATTTCGGTGTTCCGACGCACCGGCTGGCCGCGGTAGGTCTCCGGCCGATGCTCCATGCAAAACCAATCCGTCTTCGTCTTGTCGCGCTCGAAGCCGAAGGCGCCCCACAGTTTGCAGCCGGGATGCTCGCACCAGTGCTCGAAATGCACCGGGGCCGCGGGATGGGTCGCAGTTCGTTCGTCGCTCATAGCAGTGGTGGTTCCTCTTCAATCGGCTTCGCCGGTGGCTCCACGATCACCAGCATGCTTCCCGGTAGCGGCCGCTGCAGGTACTTCGCCTCTTCCCATGGCGCAGTTAGCCAGAGGTCGACCTCTTCCGGTGTGGTGAGGATAGCCGGCATCGCCTTCTGATGGATCGCAGAAACGATCTCGTTGGGCTCCGTCGTCAGGAAGCCGAACAGCTCATATTCCCGCTCTCCGTCTCGCACCTTGCGAATGCCCCGCCACGGCGTCCAGAACCCCGCGAAGAACATCAATGGGCGTTCCTCGCTACCCGAGAACCAGGCGTTCGGCACGCGGCCGCCCATGACCTTCCGGGCAGGGTCCGGTTCCGCGAAAGACGTGAACGGGACGACGCAGCGGCTGGTCGGGCCGAGCCAGCGCCTCCAGTGCGGCGAGCTGACGTTGCGGATGTTGGTCACCCCGGGATCGTAGTTCTTCACGAAGGCCGGCGGCGATGGCATCCCCCAAGTCAGGCTGGCAATCTCCCGCTGCCCATCCTCGCCGACGCGCACGACCGGCGCCTGGTAGCCGGGATAGACATCAAGCGAGGGCTGGTTCCAGCCGGCCTTGTCCCGGAACGATTTGGTGAACTGCAGGACCGCCTCACGGCTTGTGGTGACGTTATAGAGGTTGCACATGCGGGCGTCTCACTTCATGGCTCTCGCGTTCCATCGCTTCCTGTCCTCCTCCTGTTGGAGCATTCTTTCATAACACCATTCCACGCGACAGACTGCCAGCAGGCGTGACCGCTCCCAGCCGGAGCCCTGGCCTGGACGCGCGCGCTTACGATTCTCAATGCCATAGAGTATCCAAAACCAGACGTCCTTGTTGGTCGTTTGCGGCTCGAACTGGAAAACCCGCCCGATGGGAACGGCGCCATCGAAGCCGATGATGTCCTCCGGACAGGCCTCTTCCCAACTCTGCTGCCATCGATATTTGGGAACCGTCCCCAAAGGGATACACTCGTACAGTCTCCACCCGTTCCTGTCGGTGATCCGGATGGCGGCGTTCTCTGCCCGCTCTTCCTGGCGCAGAGCCGCTTCGGCTCGCTCGATGGATGTCCGCCGTCTTCGATCCTCCTCCTCCGCGTTCCGGTCGGTGACGGCTTTCCTTGCCGTTTCCATCTGAGGGCTAAAGGCGCCGCACGGAGGAAGGATGGAATAGGCTTGGCGATGTTCGCAGAATTCGGTTGTCGAGCGGACAAATATGTCGAGGTAGAGGCCTGGAGAGTACTTCTGCAGCAGGTCCGCCTTCTCGAAGCTCTTCCGGAACGCGCACGTTGTGCAGCGGATCTCGATCTCATCGTCCGGCACGTCGCTGATGGTATAGGGTTGCATGGCGTGAACGGTTTCAGCGCTCATAGGCGGGGCGCCACCCGCGGGCGAACCCTCGGCTCCCGGCGAACTCCGCCAAAGCCAGTTGCTTCCGCAAATGCCTGTTGTCTTCCAGCAGCGTCGCGATCGCCGCTTTCGCATCGTCGTCGTGCCAGGCGAGCACCGCCTCGACTTCCCACTGGGTGTCGATCTCGGATTGTGTTTGCGGTTCGGGCTGCATGGTCATCATCTGTCCAGATTGAGCATGAGGGGACCGGCGCCGGTATCGATCACGTCGGCTGCGGGCGTCTTTTTGGGAGCTGCGGCGCGGCGCTTCGAGCGTCTGCTCGGCGGCAGATCGGAGGTCAACTCCAGCGGTGGCCCGGCCGGCGGTGGGCTCGGTCTCAGCTGCGGCGCCGGTTCGGCCGCTCTCGCCGCAAGGGGTGCGACGGTTGCGAGGACTGGAACGGCCATGGCGCTGACCGTTTCATCCTGCTTCGCGAAACGTATCATTACCGAGCCTCCTCAGGCTGTTCGTAGCCCAGAACCCGATAGTGCAGCTCCTCTCCATCGAAACACTTGGTGATACCGACGATCGGCGGCTTGCCGTCTTCCGCAAGCTTCGCCTGCTGACGTTCGATCGCATGCTCCGGGCTATCGCAATCCGGCCATCCCGCAATTGCCTGCTCGGGGATCTCGCTTCCCGCATCGGCCGGCACTCCGCTGTTCCAGACGATGAGGCCAACCCTCGTGGTTGCGCTGTAGGCGACCTCGATCCATGAGGTGGTCGCCCAGTTGACGGCGCCCTGGCGTGCCGAGATCTCGCTCGAATAGACGTCATAGGCTGCTTGGCCGCCATAGCCCTCCATGAGCTCGATCAATTTCGGCGACGGCACTCGATCACTTTCCGCCAGTTCCCAAAGATATTCGATATTGGGAACATCTGGATCAATGGCCTCCAGAACGTCAGGCATGGCTACTCCTTAACGCCAAAGCGTGGTCAAGCTGTGGACAATATGTGGATAGCCGCCCGCCATGGCGGCCTCGATGTTCTAATTATGTTCTCATCCGGGGATGAGTCAACAGGGATTCTTTTTAAGAATTTGCTGATGGAATGCGGGCATGACAAAGCGCCCGCGAAAACCCTCCAAGCCTCTGCTCATCGACGAGAATGCGCCGCTGCAAAGCCGGCCGGTCAAGCGCCGCGACCCGAAGCAGCCGCATCTTCCCTTCGATGCCATGCCGGATCGGGTCGAGCCTTGCCTGGCGCTCCTGAAGAGCAAGCCGCCCCACGGCGACGAGCGGTCCTATGAGATCAAATGGGACGGGTATCGTCTGGCTGTTCACATCGAGTCGACCGGCGTCCGGATCATTACACGCGGCGGCCACGACTGGACGCACCGTTTTCCCGCCATCGCTGATGCTGCCAATGCCCTCGGCCCTACAACGATGATCCTCGACGGCGAGGCGGTGGTGCTCGACGAGCAGGGGCGGTCAGATTTCGGGCTGCTTCAGAACTCGCTCGGCGCGTCCGGCAAGGCCGGCGGCAAGCTGCCGTCCCGCAACTCGATCCTCTATGCCTTCGATCTGCTCTATCTCGACGGGCACGATTTGCGCGGCCTCGAATACGCCGCTCGCCGGCATCTGCTGAAAGACGCGCTGGACGGGCAAGGAGAGGCGATCAGGATCTCTGAAGAGTTCGACGCCGATCCGGATGATCTTCTCGCGCACGCCTGCAGGCTTGGCCTGGAGGGCATCATCGCCAAACATCGCGACCGGGCCTATCGATCCGGCCGAACCGGCGACTGGCTGAAGATCAAGTGCGTCCAGAGCGACAGCTTCGCCATCATCGGCTATGAACCATCGACGGCGCTGCCCGGGGCGATTGCCAGCTTGCTGCTCGGCGCCCGGTACCGGGACGGCTACAAATACGTCGGCAGTGTCGGGACGGGCTTCAAGCACGACGTTGCCCGGTCATTGAAGAAGCAGCTCGACAAGCTCAAGACGAAGCTGCCGCCCGTGAGGGTGCCGGGGAAGAACCTAGTGCTCACGGCGCCGGCGTTGACTGCCGAGATCGAGTATCGTGCGTGGACGAACGACGGGAAGCTGCGGCATCCGTCGTTCAAGGGTTTGCGTGATCCGGACGATGCTTCGGATATTTATCGGCTGCCGGACTAGGGGGAACGTTTGGCTTCAGTCGCAGTTTGAACAACAGACGCAGCGGCCGCTTCATCCATCAGCACTTCACCGTGCCGCTGCGTTCCAGACTACTCCGCCAAAATGTCCCTTAACTCAGCCCGCTTTGGCGGGCTTCTCTTTGGGCTGTCATTCCAGGTTCCTCTTCAACGCCTTCAGCAGTGCGTCGAGTTCGGCGTTTGATCCATGCGCCAGCACGAGGTTATCCGCGACCTCGATGATCGCCGTCAGCACCTCGGTCTCTTCCCATCCGGCCTTCACGGCAGCCTCGATTATCCCTTGAAGCGGGATCTCGATCGCCATCTGGCATAGGAGGTGGCGGTTCTCGTTGTCGGGCGGGACGGATGGAGCGGGGACTTCGATCATACTTTTCGACATAGAGCAGATCGGGCCGCTGAAAAGGTCGGTTAGAGTTTTACAGTCCTATTGCGCACACTCGGCTTTTTCCGACGCGGCAGACGCCGTTTTACATCCAAGCGCCGGAAAACAAAGGAATGGGGCGAGCTTCCCAAGCTGCTGCTAGAACCCTGATGGACTCAGGCGTCTGTCGAATTCAGGGCGCCCACCACATAGTGTCCCGCGGCGGCTTTTTTGTTGAGCTCTCCGAACAAATTCTCCCTGAAATTTGCAGCAGGGAGTGCCGTCCCGCGGAATTTCTCGAACACCAAAAACGAAAGATCCTTATTGGCCTTTTTCGCCCCTTCAACGTCGTACTTTATATCCCGTTGCATTATTCCGGCATGTGATGGCACGGGGTCCTGCCCCTCAATGTTACGCGGTACCGTCTGGTCATAAATGCAGAACGCAGCTTTATCACCCTCGCCGCCTACCGTCCTGATCTCGGCCGCAGTTGCCGAACATACGGCCTGAACAGATCTGAGTGGTGAGGTCGGCTTGGAGAGGAGGCTATCTTCCGCGATGTCCTGAAAGTCTTGGTCGGAGCCCAAGTCACGCATTACGCTTAACCCGTTCATGAAAAGCTTCTCGAAGGGCTTTTGCGCGATCTGGTTGGTGATCGGATCATAGTCTCGTGGAGATACCATGATCCGGTGAAGCACTTCATTGTTGTGAATCGGGCCAGGAGAGAGCGGCGACATCGATACTCCCTCGCACATACAATGCGGAGCTACAGTTTCGATATCACGGGCAAGGGTAGAGCTATGCGGTTCTTCATTGAGAAGCCGCCGGCACTCATCACAGCTCACGAACCTTATCTCACGTCAAATTGGCTGATGAACGCCTTAGTTTCCGGGCTAAAGGCCGGGCCCTCAAACATCTGCGAAAGTTCCCCAGCTTTGCGAAAGTAGCACTCGACGGAGCCATCGATTTTAAATGTCATATCCGCAAATATGCCCCTCTCGCCGCTGTGTACCTCAATCACGGCAAGGCCGTCGTCGTCCAAGGTCGCAAGCACTGGAAGCGTAAAAAAATGGCGGTCAATGAAGGCAATGGCGGCGTCGACGCTACGCGGCTGCGCAGCGCGCGCACCTTCCCCATCGTGGTTGTCCTTGAGCCGCCGGAGCATGCGGAACCGCGCTTTTGCGTGCTCCTGATGTTTCCGCAGATGAACTACAACCGCCGTCTCAGTCGGTTTTGCTGGATCAACTCGTGCTGGAGCGTCTTGATCCACACTCTTTGTGATTAATGGCTGTAACGCTTCGCTCTCATAGGGGATTGCCCATGAAGAATATGACGCCACCCTATCAGGGTAGTACATGTTTTATCCCTCCAGATAAATTTGCGACGCGGTTTTACTATTTATAATAGCACCAAGCGCAACTTTCAACTCTTCATGCTGGGAATCCATTGCGGTTGCAATTAGTTCCAAATCTAATGCCACTACTGCGGCGTTGGGGGCGGTCGGATAGCGGTTTTCTCTGGCGGTGGTGATGTTGACCCATCGTTGAATGTCTTCCCGCTCGCCTTCGTCCACCGCATCAACATTGATCTGTAGCAGCTTCTTGGAAACGTCGGGGCCATTGAGAAAGCGCCCAGTGTGAGAGTGCCACATTCCTCTTTCCTCAAAGACATGAGGTGCCAGGTAGGGACTGCCTTTCCTGAGAAGAAGGGCGGGATCGGCGTCCAGCGGGTTGCCCTCGTATACAAAACGATCTTGATATTCAAACCTTATAGTTGCGGCAGCTACGAGACCAGAGATGATTTCGAAGAAGGATCCTAGCAACTCAAAATAGCGCTGCTTCTGCCAAGACCACGACACATAGCTCCATGTGCGGTAAACGATACTCAGGGGCTCGATCTGAAGCTGCTCGGATAACTGAGGCGAGCCGACCGGGAACATCTCGTTATCAAAATACGATGAGAATATCGCTCCCCCAGAAGCTACTTGCTGCACGGGCTGAACAATGCCCTGTTGCACCGAGATCTGAATCATATTCATGACAGGCTGACGGTGCGTTAACCCTTGCTTCAGCGCGGCCTCCTCAGCTCGGGAAAATGCCTTCCGGAACATCGGGGCGGGAATTGGCTCAGCAAGGGTCACGACCAATGCCATGACATTGATCGCGTGATTTTCGTGTAGTGGAAGCCACGCGCCGGCCAT